GAATACCGAACCGAAAGTTAATTAGTCATACTATCAAAGAACTCTTTGGCTGGCAACGTAAAGCTGCTTAGCCATTATCTCAAATTTTAACGAACTATTGTTTTGTATAAAGAATAAAGAATAATAAAAACGTTAAAGATTATGGCATGTGATTGTATTAGCAGAGTAGAGAAATTGGTTAAGGCAAAGACTAACTAGAGTGGTTGTCTTGATACAAGTATCGGTGTTCCATCTGGCATTGCGATGGTAAACATTTATGGTTTGTTCCATAAGCAGAAGAAGGATGGTTCCTTCTGTGAAAAGTGGAACCAGATAAATATCCTCCCCCAGTATTGCCCTTTCTGTGGCAAGAAGTATGTGGAGGATAAAAAAGAAGATGTTCAACAGGAAGAAAAGGAAAAATAGCGTATGAAAGAAAGTCTTAGAGATTATTATTATCACCCGGAATTTACAATGGCGGATAAATCATTTATGATGATTCCTACCCCAAAAGACTACGGGCAGTATTTACAGAATAAGCGTAATAGGAGAAGAAAGAAATGACGTTAGAGTTATCGATGGAGGAAAAGGTAATCGTAACCGTTCTTTGGGTGTTTACGATATTCTTTATGATGTTTCTTTCCGGAATGTTTGAAGGCAGTCGCGAGTCAATAAGGGCATCAAATATTCCGCCACCACTACCACCATCGCCCTCTCACTCCCGTTCCCTGCGATTCCATCGCAGACCAAAAAAAAGAGTAATAACAAAAATAAAAACAAAAAAGATTATGGCAGAAATAACAAAACAACAGAATGTAGAGAATGAATCAGAAGAAGAGGAGTGCGGCAAGCAGATTTTTCAGCTCAACCTTTCCTACTATGAGATGAAGGACGACAAGTTCACCGTCAAGGTAACTTGCGAGAAGGATGGCAAGGAGTCTGACCTGAAAATCCTCACCGATGATAATTCTATCGGTATGGTGTATGAGGGAATGAAAATCGTCCTTGGTACCGTGGCTCGCTTCTACCTGATGAGCCTTTTGGATAAAGGCGCAATCACCCAGGAGGAGTACGATAAAATGACGGGTAATTAATCGGAAATGATAGATATATGAAGCAAGAAGAAAAAAGCTCTATTAAGTCTTCATTACCCTGCAAGTCTCAGGAGTCAGCAGAGGAGTATGATAGTAATGATGTTCCTCTTATTTCTCCTCCGTTGACTCCAAGAGTATTATTGCTACAAATGATATATGTTTTTATAAAGACAAAAAAGAAATAGCGTATGTTGTACGAAGCAAAGAAAGGAACAAAGACTTATGAATACATAAACAGTATTCTTGAAGCCGAATTTGAAGAGTACAAAGCTTATATGAAGCGAGTACACGAAGCCGTAGATTTCGAGTTTCAGAAGTACAAAGGTTATCAGCCGAACGGCAGCTTGTTGCGAGAGCACGAGATAATCGCAATCTGGGTACCAGCCGAGCAGTATGATACGATGGATAAGAAGCTATGGCGAAAGGTAGATAGCACCACAATCAAGAACGTTCTCCACGTAGCGGTAATGCCTAACAAGCGTTACAAGTGGGGCAAAAGAGTGGATGCCATCCTTTCCTCTTACAAACCAGTAACAAATCACTGGAAGTTGTTAAAGGCATTGAATGTAAAAGAGCCTGCATCCAGCAGTTTCTCCATTACTCAGCTCCTCAGTCATAAAGACCGTATCTTTGCCTTCTTTGACGATAGCATCCGAGCCGAGAAGTGCAATCCTGATTTCAAGGAAATCACGATAGGAGAGTATGAGGATCTTATAAATAGTGATAAAGAAGGGTAGCGTATGAAGATAAATATGAATCAGGTAAAGGCGAAGATTGCGGGTTTTATCTTTGACCTTATCATAGAATCGGGCAGTAAGTCTAAATTCTTCCGTAAGTACACCAACCATCGCTTCCGTAAGCAGTACGAACGATTGAAGGATGATTCCTATTTTCATCAGTATAAACGCAACAGCGATTTAGAAAAAGTGAATAGTAAGCTGCATGAAAAGATCAGCGCTTTAAACTACAGACTTCGCTCTATTTATGATGCGGTGAAAGTCGTAGCTACGGAGTACCCTAAGAACATCCCGTGCCCTCACGGAGAAAAGGATGAGATAAACCATGACCCTGTCAGAACAGATTCCGTTGAATGCTGGTGCTGTCCAGGTCACGTTTGCAGAGTACCCGAAAATGGTACCATCATCTGCTGGAATAAGAACTTTGAACAGAGTGAGGATTTAGAAAATAAACAAAAGTAGCGTATGAAAACAGAAGAATATGTAAGCATCATCAAGAATATGCTAAAGTTTAGCAATATGGTGGAATGCGTTTATCCCGACCAATACAAGTTTGTCTGTCATCTGCATAATATTCAGGAGCGTGAAGCGATGGATATGTACGGTGATCTACGTAAGATAGCTTCGGGTCAGTATTGGAGTATCAAAGATAAGGAGGACGGGTATCTTTATTCCATGATAAAAATGGCGTTGGAAGCTAGCAAGATCCAAGTCTTCAACTCTCTCATCGAAGATACTGCAGCTAATTGCGAGGATAGAAAGCCAAATATCCTTGCATTCTTTAAAAGAGGTGCTGAGCGTTTTCAGCAGGAGTTTAATTTGCAATGGCAGGTTGCATATCTTGATATAGCCGAAATGATAAAGAACGGCTATACGCTAACGGCTACCGCTCGCCAGGTAGATAATGTTGATGCCAAAGATTACGTAGGCGAGAATAATGGCAAGAAATCATATATTCCTATTTACGATGGTGATGTAATGCTTTGCTATGTAAGTAAGCCGAAATGGTGGAGTTCTGATTGTAAGAATAGCGGTCTGTATCTCTGTAAAGATGGCGTTTACTATCGTCTCATTTATACCCCAGGTAAAGGTTATATAAGACACGGTGAGCCTGATACTGATGAGATTTTCGAGCTGGATATTGAAGATAATGCCTTCAGTAGCTATGTGATGACTCTCAGTCAGAAGTGGTATAAGCTGGGTAATATCCACGCTGGCATCGGATTCTTGATTGAAAAGCCAGAAGATAAAGAAGAATAGCGTATGACGAAGCAAGAATTGTTATCTAGCCCCGCCTTTCAAAATGCAAGGGATGATGCTATTATCTATCTCGCAGCGTGGTTCGATGGTGGTCCATGGATAAGATATGTTACAGCTCCTAAGAAGGAGGATCAAACTAGAGATTGCATTCGTTTCCGCTCTTTTGAGCCGTTGATTAGCAAAATACGTCTGTTGGCAAATCTTTCTTTTCGCCATTCCATGGGAGATAAAGTTTTAACCTTCCAGTACCCAAATGGCTGGCATAAAACGGGAGAATGCAGCGTTGATATTGACTCAGACGGAAATATCGTAATTAGGGAAAAAATAAAAGAAGAAGATTATGCAGAATAAAGAAGAAACTCCTGTAAAAGGAGCATTGATTTATCAGCCGCAGGGTGCGGCTGGTGAATATGCCAAGTGGGCAATCAATCTATACCATGGTTGCTCTAATGGCTGCACGTATTGTTATAACCGCAAAGGGGTGTTGAGCCATGTCTTCGGTGATAAGCCGGAACTGGCAGCACCTATCATCAAGCAGCGCGATAAGTTGCTCAATGAATATCTGAAGAAAAACAATATGACTGCACATGATGCTATTAAGAAAGGTGTTGTAAACCTTGAAAGTCTCGTTGCTGCCCGTGATCTTATCTCGAAGGATCTAGAGAAGATAGGAATAGATAAAATACGTCAGGATGGCGGTATCTTTTTCTCTTTCACCTGCGACCCATTCGATATAGAGGCAGATATGTTTATCCTGCAGCAGGTGGTTTTACATTTGCTATTTGATCGCATTCCGGTCACGATATTAACAAAAAACGTAAATTGGATGCAGACGGGTTTGTGGAAGAGTACACTTCGAGACCTTACAACAGATTATAAGGATATAGCCCGCCACCTCACCATCGGTTTTACTATCACTGGTAAAGATAAGTTGGAGCCTGGTGCTCCTTCTACTGAGGAGCGCATCGAAGTTTTACGTGAGTTGCGCGATAAATACCTGGTTAAGACCTTTGTGTCTTTGGAGCCGATAACGAGCATTCATACCGCATCGGAAGTAATTAAGAAAACATATCAGATTACGGATGAGATACGTATCGGTGCTCAGTCGCCTATCAAGAAAGATAGATATGATCCTAACGAGTTTTTCGGTTTCATGACTGCGGTTAAGTTTCTGGCACGCGACCTCCCTTGCCGTTTTATGGTGAAGGATAGCATGTATAAACAAGCTGAAAACTTCGAGGATACGTACAGAGATATGTGTATCGCAAAACTCGATGAGATAAGAGAAATTTATGCAACAAAAAGTAAAGAATAAAATTATGAAAAGTAAATTGAAGTATTACGCTCAGGTTATCGGTGTTAACCTGTTGGCATTTTTGGTACCCGTTTTAGCCGTTGTCCTTATCTATGGTCTCGGCAAGTTGAAGAATATCTATACTCATCCTTGCGTTTTATCGCAGGAGATATACGATTGCTGCCTAGAGGCAACCATCGTGGTATTGGCTGGTTTCTCCGTAGGTTTTTGGCTTCTCTCCTGGGCTGATAGCTGGAGAAAGACAAAGCTTATGGCTTTAAAGTTAAGGCATCGATGTAAATGTGAAGAAGAAAAAATAGCCTCTAAAATTTTTTTTGCTATGGGTGTAGATCCTGCAAAAGGTAGAGTAGAGCCTAAAGTGGATATGGCAGAGCAGAAGAATACGCCTGCGCTTGGCGATTCCGAGTTTGAGGATATTTCCGGATTGACGGTTAAAGAGATTTATCATCTCTATCACGGTCGTCAAGTTCTGATTACGGCTGGTAAGGCGAAGGGAAATTTTCTCGGCCGTCTTGCTGGCTATGACAATGAAGGTTCTATTCTTTACATAGGTTTCACTCAATACTGCCTGGGTTCTTACTCCCTGGATGAAATAAACGCTATGTGTGATACAAATCCAGAGGTTAGCTATGTAGAACCAGGATATAAAGGTTACGATTGCTATATCCCTAGTCTCATCCGTATTCATAAGTAATGGTATAAAGCTTAGATTATGACAACAGCAGAAGAGGCAAGAAGAAAAACCCTTAACGCCATCAAGGAGATATATGAAGACCAGCTCGAATTAGTAGATGCAATCATCCGTCGTGCTTGTGATGATTTAAAGTATGAAGATACTGTAACGTTCGATAGTGATGAAGACAGAAGTAACGTAAGGTTATATCTTGATGAACTCGGTTATGAAACCTGGTGTGGGGTAGATGGTGAGTGTAAGTTGACTATCTCATGGCGACATGAAAGAAGTAATAAAAAATAGTTATGAAGAAGAATTATTTGTTTGACGTTGATGGCTTGCTGCAGGTGCTGCAAGCCATCAAGGAGGGGAAGCCGGTGGAGTTTCGCCTATTGGAGGAACCTGATTGGCGAGACTTCGACCCGGAGAATTGCGATATTGATACCGAGAACTGCAAGTACCGTATCAAGCCTCGTGAATATGGCAAGAATATCGGTACCACGCCTATCTCTCCCGAAGATTTACAGGAGGATAGAATCTATCTTTTGAGAAGCGATATTGATGCCGGTACGATTAAGGGCTTTATTTGCGTAAAATATAATGAGTGGCGGGGAAGAAAGATTATCACGCTGCATTTCTCTTGGAATAGCGATGGCGTTTGCTCTACGCTTTATGTAGGCGATCCTGATGTGGATTTTTGTTGCAGCGAGCGGTCTTCTGGCTTCGCTAACAATATTTGTCCTAACCTCGTGACGAATAACTTTGATAGTGTTTCCATCTATCACCCTTCTCTGGCGCAAGTTCAGATGTTAGAATCTAAACTGCGGGAAATAGGCTATGAGTTTAGTAATGGCAAAATGCAAAAGCTCAATGGAACCAAAGCGTAAACAAACATCGCTCCTTACCAAGGAGCAGGTAACAGAGCAGCTTCTTCAGCAGCATTTGCGCGGCTGGAAATCGAACCCTAAGTTCATCGTAGAAAACTTTTATGTGTTCGGCTGGGAGAGTGATATGCTCATCAAGACCCGAAGCGGATATTGGTATGAGGTGGAATGCAAAATATCCCTTGCTGATTTCAAGAACGATTTCACCCATAAGCGGCAGAAGCATGAATTGCTGAAGAATGGAGATGAGAAACGTCGTCGCCCGAATTTCTTTTATTATTGCGTACCTTGGTACCTTAGTGCGAAAGTATATCCTCTCCTTCCTGATTATGCCGGGTTGATTGTACTTAAAGCGGATGGTAAACTGAATGAGATAAAACAGGCACACTGTCTGCATCTGCAAAAGTACACCGATGAGGAACTGAAGCTATGCGATAAGTTTTATTATGCCTACCGCAACTGGAAAAAGTGTGTAGAGCGTAATCAGCCTACCGCAGAAATCAAGCGCCTGAAGGATGAGATTGCTTTCCTCAAGGCAGAATACAAGGCAGTAGCCGGATGTGATATTAAAGACGCATTTTAATGATTAAAAGATTTATAGATTATGGAAAAGATTGAATTTACAAAGGAACAGATAGAAAAGATAGCTGAAGACATCAGTATTATCTGCTTTCGTTCTAACTCGGAGGCAAAGAAGTTTTTGCTTATGGAATATCCGAAGGTTAAGGATGTGCTCGGTAAATCCTGTATCTGGGATGAGCCTATCTATAATGAGGAACACCCCAAGGAAGTGAAAAGCGTGCTGCCTAGTTTTGAGGCAGTTCATACTTTCGGCTCATCGGCTTTATTCAAACCGACTCTCGCTGAGATTATCCAGGCTTGCCCTATCAACCTTCTTGGAAACTTTAACGCTGTCACCATTCATTACAATGGTTTTACAGAGGACGCTTCCAAGCATCAGAGTATCGTGACTCCTTACGTGATTTGTGAGAAGAAGAAGCCATTCGTTCCTTGTTTCAGTGATGAAGAGGAGAAGAAGCTGCACCCTTCACCATTAAAGATAGGCGACCTTGTAGGCACTATCATCGACGAGTTCTGCCAGGTAAGCATTGATGTTATCCAGCCCGATACCCGCAACCTTCAGACATTGTTTGATGGGCCGATGAATGAAGTTCCCGAGAAATACCTGGATAAGCATTTCCGCCCGATAGAGATTATCAAGGACAGCGAATATAAGATTCATTTAATCATTAACTAAGCTTTCTAAAGCAATACATTATGTTTGAGATATACGTTAAAATGAAGAGAAAAAAGTGCTGGAAACTTGCCATAGAGGTTCCCAACGCTTATGGTGGAATGCCTCACCTCTGGATGTATTTGGAAAAGAAATACCTTCCATCTTACGTACCGGTAGGAGCTGATGGAAAACCGCTGGATTTGGAATGGGTGAAGGAAGCACAGGCAAAAGGTGAATATGCAAGCCGCTGGATCTATGCTTCATCCAGAAAGGAGATCGAGGATCTACAGAAAGATTTCCGCTTAACTTATGAGGAAATGATGGTATTCAGATCTACCTTTGATTTTGCAAAGGTTCTAGGCGAAGATATACCAGTTTATCTTGAATGCTTAAAGGTTGTCGCTGACGAGTGTGGAGGTATATATCCACAACAATACGAAAAGTTGAGTGCCTTTATTAAGGTTCACAGCATAAATGACATAGAGGCGATCGCTTTCAACCAGACAAGCGTAAACTGCGCCTGTGATTTCTTTGGCAACAGATATAATGCGCCAGCAGATAACTTCTGGGATTGCATGTGCCCAAAGGATTTTTATGACAATCTTAGAAAAGATTGTGATACTAAAGACGCATTTTAATGATTTTAAATAGATATAAAAAAAATGAGTTTATATACAAAAGAAGAAAAGAAAAAATCCCTTTGGCATCCTATTACCGATGAGGATTTTGATATTGACTTCAGTAAGCCGTTTATCGTTTGCTGCGATGATGCTTCTCTCTTCATCGTGAAAGATTTTGCAGATATGTTTAACTATCTGGATGAAGACCGATTCTACGATGTCAAGGCGCAAACCTTGTCTGAAGAAGGCAAGGAGGAATTTCGAGAAGACTATTATGGATATATGTATCTTGACGAGGATTTCTACCATGCGATAGATTGGGCGAAGGGCGAGTGTATCGAGGACGTGAAAGGCGATCGAGAGAGGCCTGAATTGTTCGTAATGTATGAATCGGGTCCAAAGGTGTTTGACCGTTTCGATTTCGGTCCGAGCGGTACTCCGGCATACGGTGGTGCGCCGTTACTGCGCAGAGATTTCGCTGCAAACTATCCCGAATTATATCACGTAGAATATATCGTTAACTTAGATCGGGTCTCAGAAACTCAACTCAGTGCTCTCTTTAGAGCGTCTCTTGATAAGCCTAAAACCGCTTATGTGGTAACATCGGGCGAGTATAGCGACTACCGCGTCGATGGAGTATTTTCTGATAAAGAGAAGGCAGATTCGTTCGTTACTAAAGCCGAGGATAGAACTATTGAAACATATAATATTGATGACGAGGAGCAGCTTCGAGAGGAATGCTGGTATGAAATTAATATTAGTATATATAAATCTTCAAAAGTAATGGGAGTTTCCGTTCATGATCTGTGTCTGTCAGATAAGTATTTCGACGCAGTAAGGTTTACGCTTAGAGATGGCGTAAACGGTTATTTCTCCTTTTACCTGAAAGCTCTCAACCGTGATAAGGCAAAAGCAATAGCTTTGGAGCGTTTCCATGCTCTCTTGGCAGTAGAGTCCTCTCACTTTCCAATGCTAAGATGGACGCGTGTCAGAAAACCTTGTTATGGTTCTGAAGATTTCCAAGAAGGTCTCGTATTTGGGTATTTCGATTATAAGGCTTATTTCTATCCAAGTAATAGAATGGAGCGAACACAAGACCTGTTTATGGAGATTAAGTTTTCCTTGCCTATTCCATTGACCGAAGAGGAGGAGAACAATATCGACTGGCAAAATCTCATAGAGTCCGTTTGTCTGCAGCTTATGAATAGTCATGGCTTGAAGATAGAATCAAGAAAAGATTTGCCTGTAGAATTTATTTGATTAGCAAGTAACTTTAAGAATTTATAGAAAAAGAAGATATGATGATACAGATTCAAGATTGGGAATCTTCCCAGAAAATCATTGTCGTAGATGAAATCAATCACGGCACCGTACAGGTGGAGGTACCGAAGCCTGGACCCTACAAGGACGAGTATTACCAGTATGCCGATTGCGCTATCTATAACCTATGGGTAGATGAGAAGTACCGCAAACAGGGAACGGCTCGCCTCCTGATAGAGACCGCAGAGCGGGAAGCTAAGGAACTGGGCTGCAAATCGGTACAGCTGGAGTGGAACGATAAAGACACCGAGGTTTTCGTTCTCGCATGGTATAAACGTCTTGGCTATCATGTAAAGGGATTGAGTGAAAACGATCTGCTGTTGCTGGTAAAGAAACTCTAGTTGCAATGTTGAATGTTGAACATTGAAAAGCATTCAGCACTACTTTGTCCAACCCATTACAAGGAAAAGTATTACCTTTGTAAATAGAAATGAATAAAGAAACTATTTCGTTCTAAATATTTAATGAGTTATTAGGTTATATGATTACTTAACTGCAAGGAGTTGCAGCGTTTTAGATTATTCATTATGATTATAAGGGCTTCTTCGCTGCGAAGCAGGGGAGCCTTTTCCCATTTACTTTTTAGATATTTCTTATATATATAGATAATGTATTAATTTCCAAAAACGCAGAAGGGCGGGTGTCGTGATGACATCCGCCCTTTTATCTTTAAACGTTCCTTCCGTCCGGAAGCACGAACCAGCCGATATTTCCTCGCCAGAATTTGCATCCCATATATAGCGAGTCGAAGGCATCGGTGAAGTCAGTACGCTGCTGCAACGGCAGGTTGTCTTCCGTTTCCGGTTTCTTCTCCTGACTCTTATCCTTTCTGAATCCCTGATAGCCGATGCTTACTTCACAGAGCTGCAAGGCTATAATCAGGTCGGGATTGTTAGGCTGATTGATACGAATAGCAGGATATTCTATGCCGGCAAGACCATTATTGATGATGCGATGCTTCACCTCATGCTTTTCCGGCACACCCATATCTATCGCCGTCACGTTCCAGCCATTGCGCTCCAACTCTTTTATGACTGCCTGGTAGAATTTCTCATCGGTCAAAGCATACGATGCACCCTGCTTTGCGGTGGCATCGTAGTAGTAAACCACATCACGGTTCACGGCCCTCTTCGGAGCATAATAATGTGAGAAATCATCTACCAACTCCCTCAGCTTGCGCTCGTTCTTTACATAGAAGCTCTTGATTACATTCACTGCCTCCACTCCGTCACGTTGATATACCTGACCTACCACCAACGTATTGATGTTGGCGTTATAGTCAAATGCGAGATAGAGAGGGAGGTCGTTCACGCAGTCGGCATCCATACGGCAGTCGTTTCTCTCGGACAGTTCCTTAAAGTCCGGCTGATAGCTTTCTGATGTAATCTTCTTGCCACCGATGATGCCCGTAGTCTTCTGAGTGCTCCAGTTGGCTTGCGAAAGGGGGTCTATCTCATCGCAGGTGTAACCGTGAACATGATCTATATCCAGGTTAGAATAGAAACCATCATTAGATTTTTTGATTTTCACGTTCAGGATGGAAACCATGAAGGTATAGTTAGGCAAATCTCGCTTCATCGTGCGGATATAGTCTTCCGTAAGCAAATCTACATTGTCGAGGGTAGAAGCACGCCTAACGAGGAATGCAGAACGGCGAAGCTCTCTCAGATAGTCGTCTCGAAACTTATCCGCCTTGTCAAACATCTGCATTTCCCACCATTCTTCTTCCGTAAACAGATATTCATAATCATAGATGAGTTCTGCATCCGCTGCATCCACCAGCTTATAGTTTACCGCCATATCCACCATGTTCTTGGTGAGCTGGTTGCCATGGTTAGGCAGAATCTTAAACTGCCCCTCGTGCTTAATCATCTTGAGGGCGATGGCACGTATCATCAATCTTAAATCAGGTGGCACGGCATGAGGGATATGCCCGGTCTTTTTGGCATTATAGATAAGGTCGTTGTAACGGATAATCTTGTTTGCATAGTCTTCCAACTGCTCCTGCACCCATCTGTAAGTCTTGCCTTGAAATTTACCTGATTCTATCGTAAGGTCAAGTTTCTCCTCCTCACGCTCCAGCCAACTGCCCTTGGTAGTAAGCGAAGCATCAGATAGGAATCTTGTCGATTTATAGAGCGGGTTGTAATCAGTAAAGTTGAGGTTACCCAAAGGGTGAGTCTGGCCTGATAACGCCGGCATCAACTCATCGGTTACTTTCTTATAAGGGAAGAATCTTGCCTCGTCACCTACCATCGCTGAAAAAGTGTAGCTGTTGGCACTTGCGGTCTGCGAGAGGGAGATGAGCACCCACTGGGCACCATTCGCAAACCAAATGATATTATCATAGCTTTTCGGCTTGAAGATAGCCTCACGGGCATGCTTCGGTGGTCGTCCCCAACCGAAATGAATGCCCTGCGTAAAGCCGAACATTCGTTCCATGGCAGCCATGGTACCAGGAATAGTTTTGCCGAATCCCTGCTGTCGTGATACGGCTACCCAGGCTCCCAGCATACCGGGCATAGAGTTAGAAGCCATCCAGACGTAAGGAGCCACAAGACCGTCGGTTTTACCCACACGTCTTGCGGCAATCACCCTTTCATCCTTCGCAGCCATATACAGAGATTGCTGCTGGAATTTGGTTAGGTATATCAAATGTGGTTGTTGCATATTTTAAAATTTTGTTATCCTGAATGTATGTTGATTTAGCCGCGTCCTTGCGTCCGTTAGGCGTTCCTGCGGATCATAGCACCTATCCTTTGCAGTACTCCATCCTAAACTGTCTTGCAAGAAACTTATCGTTTTTGATAAGGTTTACGATTTCCTCCTCCGTATGACAGCCTTCCCAGAAGAGTTCGGTATGGTCTCCGACCCTGTCTTCATCTACAGAGAAAGGCACACCGTAGTTGGTGTAGGTTTCACCATGGTGTTGAACCAGGTGGCGACCTGGGTTTTTCCGGATGTTTTCTATCCAGACTTCATTATCACACTCGCACCATTTTTTGTATTCTTCTCCGGTCAGTGTCATATCAATACCGATAGGGTAGTGCCCGGAACACCCATTGGTTCCGAAATAAATAATCTTTGCCATAATTTCGCAGATTTAAAATAGGCTAGGCTGCGCCATTTCGAGCTGAATGCGTTTGCAAGCCTTGTCGTAATATTCTTTGTTCAGTTCAAAGCCGATAAAGTTGCGTTTTTCACGGATTGCTGCGATGGCGGTAGTGCCGCTGCCCATGCAGTTATCAAGAACGCACCCCCCCACATTGGTATAAGTACATATAAGATACTGGATAAGAGCTACTGGCTTTTGAGTGGGGTGGAAGGTATCGGCAGAATGTTCTTTATCAAAGCAGATAATGCTCTTAGGGAATTTTTCATCTGATACGATAGTAGGCACTTCTTTATGATCGCCATAACAACCTCGCTTCAAACTATGAGAGCCATCGCCCCTTTGATGGTTCCTTTGATGTGGAGCACATTTAACCATCTGAGGATTGTAGATAGGTTGTTTCCGATAGAATACTGCAATATCCTCATGCGAGCGCAGAGGCATCTTGTTGGCATTCAGAAAGCCTGTTACCCGCTGCTTGCTCCAAATAAGATTATATTTCCAGAGTTTCGGCTGCGACATCATAAGTTGTGCGGTAAACATACCTTGGCAGAAAAGAATAATGGCTGCATTGGGTTTGGTTATGCGCAGATATTCCTTCCATAATGGCTCAAGCGGGATAATGCTATCCCAGCCACCGCCCTCACTCTTTTTATTGAGAACGCCATAAGGCAAATCGCAGATAATGCAATCCACGCTTGCGTTCGGAATCTTTTTCATTCCTTCCAGGCAATCCTCATTATATATCTTATTTAATTCCATCCTCTATAAATCTATTTTTATCAATTAAACCATTTAAGAATAGTTTCTCCTTTATACCCTTTTTCCCAGATAAACCAGGCGTAGGCTTGGGCACTACCAGCCATGGCATCGAAATCCCCATTGGCAGCACATTTTAGTCGTGAACTGCTTACCCATACCCTGCAAGGTGGCTGCGTTCTAAACAGATGTCTTCTTTTTTTTCCTTCAAGGAAAGTAAGTTTAAGGAACATAGCAACCTTTCTTCCTTTCGGAATAATCTGCAAAGCCTTTTCCACAAACTCCAACGCAAATCGGTAGGGTGGATTGGTAATAATATCTCCATCCCATTCTAAGTTGTCGATGGAAAGGAAATCTGCAACCTCACCATAACCTCTATCTATCAAGTCACGGCTGACTACATCGTAGCCATGAGCCTTTAACACTTTGCTAATATGCCCTTCTCCGCAGGAAGGTTCCAAAATTACCCCCCCCGTAAACTGCTCTATCTTACAGAGCCATTCGGTAGCTGCGGGTTCTGTGGCATAGTAGTCTTCTTTTTGGCGCTCACAATCCGTGTGATTGCTTGCGCCCAAAGTCTTAAATACGGCAGCTTTGCCGCCTACCCAGTCTTTTGCCATAAAGCCTATTAACTATAAATTATTAACTCTTAACTTTCCCACATGCCATTTCGAGCAAACCTTGCACTGATAAGCCGTATATCCGGCAGCCATGATTTTAGGGTGCAGCTTCAGAAACTCGCAGGCTTCATCCTCACTCTCGTAGGCAACCTTGGCTTTCCAGCCGTGGCTGCTTTTTCTCGTCCAGTGTTCCGGATCAGGACGGAAGGGAGGTATCTTGTTGGGATGATGATTTCCGTATCGCTTACTCATCGGCTGGTCCCTCCTTCATTTCTTTAGCTTGTTTGTCAGCCTCCTTCTCTTCCATCACCTCTTCCATGTAGTCGAAGTAATCAGGAGCTTTTTCCGGAGTAGCATTCAGACTCTCCTCATCGGCTATCTGCTGCATATCCTTCACCGTAAGACCGTACTTGCGAGCCATCTTGCGCTTATACTCATCGGTATAGTTGATGCGGTCGTGTTTCACGATGCTTACATCCTGGGTAATGGCAATGCGGCTCATATCCGGCATCTCATCCGTAGCATCTTTATCCTCCACGAAGTTACCATATACGTTAGCCAGGGCTTGCATACCCTTATCCACCGCGCGGTCGTTGTTCTGCTGCTTACCCGTGCGGATGAGCCATTCAGCGCTGCTCAGATACATCGCTTTGTGTCGAGGACTTTCGTCGGTCTGAAAGAAGCGGATTATATGGTTGCATACCGCCACATCATTATTCAGTTCCGTAACCGTTCGAGGTTTGATATTTCCTTCATCGTCAATATCAATATGCAGCGCCATCACCATTTCCTGCGCCTCTTTGTTGCCCTGTCCTGCCTGGTTCACGAAGAGCGTATAATCGCGTCGTGCGATATTGCGGCAGGTGGTACGCGGGTCTATGTCGTTGTTCTGAACCCATCGCTTGTAGAACTCAGCACAAATCTGCATGCGGTATCGCTGTTCCAGTTTGGGGAACATCGTCTCCATGCTGAGACCATTTGATAGCCATTTGTCTATCCTCTGCAGGGTGTTCTGTGTTAATTGGCTCATTCCTTATTAATGTTTAATGTATAAAATGTATAATTTGTGGAGCATCGAAAAACGAAATCCGTGTCATTCGTGTCATTCGTGTTCAAAACCCCGAACCCCGGAAGGCTATATACCATCCGCACATCTGATTGCAAAATTACGAAATTGCCCCTAGATGGTTGGGACAAGAAAATCCTTTTGTCCCCATCTCTCAATTAAAAACCGATACCTTTGCAATAGTATTAAGACAACATAGGATAACAATAAAAAGAAAAAAAAAATGCAAAGTTTAATTCCAACTCTTACAAGGTTTCTTGCAGCCATTATCGGCTTAGTGTGGTGCACACTGGAACCATCTCTTAACTACATTGCCGTATGCTTCTTCGCCCTTGTCTGCGACTGCTACACGGCGTGGCGCTGCAACTGCCGCATCTATTCCCGCTATCGTGAGGCTATCAAGAAAGACCCTCGATGCAGAATCGATGGGAAACTGAAATCTAAGAAAATGGCAAAGATGGTGAAAGATTTCTCCGTCCTCATCCTTGCGATATTCTTGGCCACGATGGTGGATACCGTCATACTCGATTTCCAAAACCCTCTCCATCTCGCCAACTATCTTGCCGCCATTTATTGTGGTGTGCAGCTCGTGAGCATCCTCGAAAACGAGAGCACCTGCAATGGGGCACCCTGGGCAAGAGTGATGCAGAAGATTGTGGCCGATAAAACCGAAAGGCACTTCAATGTGAAGCTGAAAGACTTGATGAAGGAAGAAGAGGAGGAAACTCCATCAGCTGAGAAGAAAGATGAAGTAGAGACTACTCTGAAAGAGGATAAGAAGAAAGAAGATGATAATGACGACTGGATTCCGCAGAAACCTGCAGACCCGGTAATGGGCATGTAATGTGCCAATATCTCTTAATTTCTGTACGTTATCAGTTAATAATGTGTTAAAATCTCTTTGAATTATGACAATATCAAATGTTTTGGAACACTGGGCTACGATATATAAGCCCTTGTCTCACGACCCGACAAGCAAGAAGCTGGAGGATCAGAGTTTCTTCCGCATCCGCTATATTGACCTGGAGAATATCTTTTCTCGTAATGCCAATATCGTGCATTCACCTTGCATGCTATATAGCGTATTGAGTACAGGCGAGTTTCAATCAGCCGGAAAGATGATGGTATCTCACCAGGTGTGGTTTCTTACTAAGGTAAAAGACTCGCCTCAAACCCTCGGACGATACGATGGCGCAAAGATAGAGCAGGCATCCGTCGATTTGATGGAGTATTGCAAAGACCTCGTTTCCTGGATGGTGGAGGTGAAGCGAAAAGGAGTTTGCCCGGTAACAGGTCGGTCCTTTGCCGATGATCCGGTTATTATGTCCGAATTGCAGTCTATTGATATTTCCTCTATCTCATGCGGACTGATAGGTGAGTTGTATTCCGGACAATGGCTTGTAGCCGGAGTGGATTGGAAAAGTCTGCAACCGCTTTACAAGTTTGGTTGCGGCGGTAACGACAAGTATATCATCAAAGAATAATAATTGTATCTTGACTATATCGCCCTATCATTGCCTATGGTGTTGGGGGGTAGGGCGAAGTCTTTTTTAAGAAAGGAGCGTAGGATATGGGACAACCTATCAAGAATCCGATGTTCCCCTTCAGTAGGGTAGCATCACGTTTCTTCCAGCAGACCATCAATCAGTTGGAAGTAAATACCATGACCCAGTGCATCTACCCCAAGGAGGTGTATAACGGCTATGCCGTAGTAAACCAGAAGCGAAAGGATATGGGTGGATGGTATTCTACTGGTGAGGGTGCAAAATCCTTTGCGGGTAAGATTATAGAGGCAGGCGATTATGGCAAGGTGACGATGGCTTTTGAGTTCAACGACTATATGCGCTTTGTGGATATGGGTGTAGGTCAAGGCACCAGCTACGAGGATGTGGATAATGCACGCAAGGCTCGTTTTCAAACCCGATATATCTCGAAGTGGGATAGAAAGAGCGGTAAATCTCAACGCCCTGCCATTATGATGGAGCTTCGCCATCTTCAGCAGCGCATAGCTAATTACCTGGTAGATTTCTATGGCTATGAGGGCGAGGTGAAGCTGGTTAACACCATTGCCGATTGCAGCCCTATCAAACTTTTTTAAACATTAAACAACAAGAAAATGGCAACAGCAAAAAAAACTCAGATAGTCATCACGGCCAATGCCGCCGTCGCCAAGAAGGTGATGGATGAGTTGCAGCAGCGCATTGATGGTATCAAGCAGAAGATGCAGCAGCTCGATACAACCACGGATGCAGGCAAGAAGGAGTTTAAGAAACTGGAGAAAGAGCTTGTTTCCTATAACTCTGCCGTGACGCAGAATGTTACGAATACAGAGCGAATAAGAAAGGCTATCAACAATCTTTCCGGCACTTCGCTCAAGGAACTTCGCCGTGCGCTGGTAGCTGCCAAGAGTGAATTAGGCAAGACCTTTGAGAATGATCCGAATCTGAAGAAGCGCCAACAGGACGTAAAAACATTGCAGGCTCAGATTGATAAGCTGACGGGAGCGGTTAATAAACATGGTAGCGCATGGAGTACTGCATTAAAGAACCTTACGGCATACGCAGGTCTCTTCCAAGTCTTTAACGCTGTTAAGGGCACAGTTACTTCTGCTATCAAGAAGAACTTTGAGTACTCTTCTTCTTTGACGGATATTCGTAAGGTGTCCGGACTCACGATGCAGGATGTTAATAAGTTGTCTGAGGAGTTAGCTAAGATAGATACTCGTACTTCTGTTGATGGCTTGGCCCAACTTGCCTATCAGGGTGCAAAACTTGGTATGGGTAAGTATGGTGTGGATGGTATGGCTCAGTTTGTTAAAGCTGCTGATAAGATTAATGTAGCAATCGGTGAGGAAATGGGAGAGGAGGCGCTGCCAGCTCTTTCTAAGATGGTGGAGACAATGGGTCTTATCCCGAAGATGGGTATCGAAAAAGCGATGCTTGCTACGGGTTCGGCTATGTTCAAACTGTCTTCTACATCTACTTCTACATCTACCAATATCGTGGAGTTCGCCAAGCGATTAACCGGTGTGAGCCGTACTGCGGGTATCACTACCGACCAGTTGTTAGCACTCGGTTCAGCATCCGATTCTCTCTTCCTGATGCCGGAGGTGAGTGCCACGGCGATGTCTAAGTTCATCGTAGCTTTGCAGAAGAACCATAACCTTATCGAGAAGGATTTGGGCATTCAGCAGGGTACCATCAAGAATATGTATGCCGCTGGCCATGCCATGGATGCCATCGTTCTTGTATTGGAGAAGATGCGTGACAAGGGCAACATGAATGCTCTTGGTGAAATCTTTAAAGACCTTGGTTCTGACGGACAAAGACTTATTACTTCTATGGTAACTATGTCTAAGAACGTGGATGTACTGAAGGATCATCTCTATGAGTCTAAAGAGGCGTTTGAGGAGGCAAGCGCTGTAACCAATGAGTACAAAATGCAGCAGCAGTCTGCCGCCGGCATATTGGATAGAGCCAATAACCTTTGGGAGAAGGCATTTGTCAACCCTGATGGCGTGGAGAGTGTAAAGGCTATGGCACAGGCTTGGTACGATATGTCGCAGATGATATTGCAAAGTCCGGTGTTCAATAATACCCTTCAGGCAGCCCTGTGGAGTGTGATTACTGCTTGCAAGGTATTTATAACCCTTCTTCCTCTTATCGCAAATTATTTTGCTGCTCTTGGTATCTATAAAACCGTTTCGTTTCTTTGGGAACTGGGCAAGGCTTTTAAAGCCGCGGCAGCTGCGCAAACGTTGTTTAATTCAGCAGCTAAGGTAAATCCTTATGTAGCTATTGCAAGTGCGATTCTCACTGCTGTAGGTGTGGTATGGTCTTTTGCGGAAGCGAATAGAGAAGCTGCTGCTGCGGAAGCAGAGGCAGAGCGCAAAGCTAATTCCTGGAAAAAAACTCTTAACGAGGCGGCAGTAGAAACGAGTAACCTTAACAAGAAACTCGATAATTATAAGCGAATGATGAATGAGGCGAACCTTTCACAAAAGGAACGCCAAGGTCTCGTATCCAGATTCAATCGAGATTTCCGCTCTTATATTGCTAATCTCGGTATAGAGATAAAGAATGTAAAAGACCTTCGTGACCATTATTCAGAGTTGGCACAGGAAGCGCAGAGGGCAACTTATTACCGTATGCGTGAAAAAGCCAAACAACAGGCTTTGCCGAAATTTGATTCTGACAGAAACGCTGCTTCAAACGTTTTGATGGAAAAGGTTCGTGGTTTAGGCCTTGATAAGCTTGGAGTGTCTTTTCAGGATATAGACCGATGGGTCAGCAAGGGTGCAAGCGGTACCTCCGTGTTCTGGTATTTAGCTAAAAAACTTCCGAAAAATAAGTCAGGTCTGATTAGCGGCGAAAATTGGAAGGTTGATAATAAGGGTTTCGTTTACCGTCAGGGTTATGACGGCAGAAAGATTTCCCCATCTTCCAGTGACCCGCAAATGGCATTCAAACTTCGTGATTTGCTTTCTGCGTCTCGCTGGTACACAAACGCTACGCATCGTAGAGGTAATAAAGAGAAGGAGATTGAGAAGGCTTATGCGAATTGGGTTCCAGAAGGATATACTGATTATCCGGAAGAAAGTCCTGGTACTCTTGATAATAATGCACCCGATCCTGATGCTATCGCTGCTGCGAAGCGGGAGGCACGAGAACGGAAACAGGCGGAACGTGACCAGCAGCGTTCCTGGCGTGATGAGTTGAAGCAGAAGCAGGACGAGGCGAGCGCCATCATGGATAACGTTCGCAACTTCTATGAGCGTCAGATTAATGAGAAGCTATCCCAGGCAGTAAGCCTCGGAAGGGATGAGACAGAGCAGAAATTCTACATAGAACCGATAAAGAGACGTATGAATGAAGCTCTTGCTCAAGTGCGCCTTGCTATCGCTGGTCAGGCTAACACCTGGGAGGAGTTCAAGAAGACGATGGATAATGATCTTGTTGAGAAGACCGATGAGACTGGAGTAAATCTTTCTCAAAACCTCCTTGCTTCCATCCAAAAGAATAACGTCGATGCACTTCGTGAGAAGATGGCTCAGTTGGGTAACAGTCTGAACCGCCCGATGAACTCCATCACGTCTGAAATCTTTGCCAAGGCTACCAAGAATCAGCAGAATAATATAACGCTGGAGGCTCAACAGGCAGAAGCTCGGCGAAAGATAGCCCGAGAGCACAACTATACTGGAGCCGTGCAGCAGAGCATGTACGATGATTTCAATCAGATGGGTTTCACCAACCCGACCGATTTTGAGCTAGCGGATGAGGAACGCGCAGAAAAACGCAAGGAGCATATCATCGCCATGTACGAGCAGGCAAGGAAGCAAATCGCCAACCTTTATACAGTTGATGTCAGCAACAAAGAGGGTAGGGGATTGCTGATGCAGGTACTCTTTGGCGATGATCCTTATGCGCTGGGTGCCCGAATCCAAAGCGTATTAGGCAACAATGCGGAAGACTGGAGGGTGTTCTACAATAAACTTATTCAGTATTCCGATGAATATACCGAGGCCCAGAAAAAGACCTACGACCAGGCAAAAAAGATTGCCGAGCAGATGTGGAAAATCAATCAGCGCAATCTCGCCAACCAGGAAGCTCTTCGCAAGATGCAGCAGGAAAGCGCCCTCTTCGGTAAGCGAACCAATATGTGGTCGAACCTCGGTCTCGGTGATCTCACCGCCGACCCAGAGGTGGAGCTGATGAAGATGAAGATGCAGATGGCAGAAGATTATTATGCTTTCGTTTTCAAAAACTCACGCAACAAGCAGCTCCTCGATGAAGCTGACAAGGCTCGGCAGGAGGCAGAACTTGCCTATGTCAACCAGATGGCAACGGCGATGAAGAACCGACTTTCTCAGATGCAACAGCTCGTGCAGCCTATCGAGACCTTCGGTGCAGAAGTAGGCAAGGCATTTGCCGAAATGCGCAACGATGTAAGCAGCGCACAGGAAGCTATCAAGAACGCCCTGAAGTCTATGCTCGAATCGTGGGGTAATATGGCGCTCAACGATGTGAATACACAGATGTGGAAGGCTATCAACGATGCAGGTGCCAAGCGAGCCAAGAAGAAAGCGCAGCCTGGTATTGATGCAGCAAGAGCCAACGCTGATGCCAATGCTGTTAAGGAAGATTTCTCAAATCTCGGCACGAAGTCTAACCCGATGTATGTGCGACTGGTGGATGAGGGTGCATCTTATCTTACTCAGCAGCCGCAGTCTAGTTTCGAGAATATGAGTTCACGGCAGCAGCCTATCGGTTGGAATCCTGATGGCTCGCCTATCAATCCTAACAGTCCGGCTATTGTGTCTCCATACGCGCCCCCTGCAACCCCCGAGCAGGCGAATAAGCAAGCAGAGGGCAATGGTGCTCCTCATGCGTGGGCACATCGCAATCGAGACAATGCCAATGCGTTTTACCAGGATGCCGCAACGCAAACGGGTGCGGCAGCAGCCGATGCTATCGCAGGTGGCGGTTCCTGGTCCGATGTCGCAGCCGGTATCGGCGGTTCTTTCATCGGTGGCGTAATGAATACCGAGTTCAAGACTGGCGGCGGCAAATCAAAGGAGGATAAGGAGAAAGCCGAGCAGTTGAAGAAGGAGAAGAAACACCAGAAGGAACTGAGCAAGGAGGTAAAGAAGGGCAATAAGGAACGTGAGAAGGTTACCACGCAGGGTGTCAAGAACATCACAGACGTAACTGATGCCGGAAACAAGGAGCAGACCGAGGGTACAAAGATAGCTTTGAATACAGGTATGGCTATGACGGAAACGGCGCTCACTACCAACCTTGCGAAAACGCAAGCCAATAACGAAGCTGTTATCGAGTCGGATGCTGACCGCACGCGAGCAGGAATGACCTTCTCTATCGCTGGTGCCATCGGTAAGTGCTTCGACTTCCTAGGTCCTATCGCGGGGCCTATTGCTGCTGCTGGTGTGATGGCTACCCTGATGGGCTTGCTCCAGTGGGCACTCAATTCTGCATTCAGCGGCGGCAAGAAAAAGAGTAATACCAATACTACCAATACCAAGCTTGTAACTGGTATGCTTACCTACGATTCCGGAAACGTTCAAGACTTGAAGCCATTTGTAGATGACAATGGCGAATTGTACTGGATGGCTGATGATAATGATAAGGAAATGGGTAAAAAACCGTTCATGGCTGATAATGGCGAGGTGTATTGGGCGAAGGAAGATGATGGCAAGCAGATGCAGGGTGTGAAGATGCTCACGTCTCCAACCGCCACTACCGTGAACGGGCAGCCGTCTCTCGTAGCCGAGAGAGGACCGGAAATCGTGATTGGCCGTGAAACTACCCACGCCATGATGATGAATAACCCAGGCTTACTGAAAGCGCTCGTGAACTACGACCGCAACTATTCAGGAAGAAACTCAGCAAGAAGGGCATTTGACAATGGCAATGTGGGTGATGTTCTTGCAGCAGGCACGCAAGCAGGCAATGGTAATCTTTTGCCTGGTGCGTCAGCGGCAGACGGATTGCTTGCTGCAAGCGCTGCAAGCAATGCGGCGCTCCTGCAAGCCGTGAATGCGCTCATTCAGCGCCTGAATGAGCCTATCAGCGCCAAGATTAATATGTTTGGTCGTGGCGAGCTGTATGATAGCCTGAATAAGGCTAATCAGTTTATGAAGAATAAATAGAAGAAGGTTTTGTTGATTATTAGTTATTAGTTTAGTAAGGCTGTTTCGCTGTGAAGCGAGGCAGCCTTTTTTTGTCTGCGGATTTCAAATCCGCAGGAACGCCTAACGGACACAATTTCTTTTTGGTCCCATTTTGCGACCAAGCCCATCATTTAGTGGGCTTTTGATAACTCGCTGATTTTGTGGGCTTTTTGGTCTCAAAAGCATATCTTGGTCCCATTTTTCCCCGAAATTCACTACTATATATAAAATTTTCCGTGTATTTTTTCTTTTCCCTAAAATCAAAATCCCCTAACCTCAAGCTAGAAGTTAGTAGCATTAACGGCTATGCCGTAAACATCAGACAATAAGGTAGTTATGAGGATATGGAAAAGTGGCAGCTAGCGGACGAAATGCAGGATTTTCTACATATTTTCTACATATTCCAAATATATTTTTGCATTCCTGCGTACATTAGTTTATAGAAATTAATTAAAAAATGAGACCAAAAATAAGAAAATCGCTGAAAAACAAGCAAATAGCGAAAAATCGTAGTGGGCTAGCAGTGGGACAATGGTGGGTCAGCAGTGGGGCAAAATCCCCCATTTTCTTTATTAGGGGACTTTAACATTTCACCCTTCAAAAATAAAATGAGACCAAAATGAGACTTTTGAGACCAAAATCGGGAGTTTGGTCCCATTTTTGAAAAAACATCCCCTGTGCCCCCGTTCCCAGCGATTCCATCACTGGTTCCCCCTCTCAAACCCATATTAAATGTTAAAAATATAACTTATTTCAAATATTATATAGCTTACCTATACTCTTTTCGATTTATTTTTGTATCTTTGCAGCAGATTTTATATAATATAATATATGTAAGGTATGTTTGAGGAGATATGTTCCATCTATCGGGATGCGAAAGATGCACTCGGAAGATACGTCGATATGGAGACGGGCGAGTGCATCACGCAGATGTCTATCCGTGAGTTCTGTCTTACGGATAGGTGGAAGCCGTATGTAGAGAAGCTGAGAGCCATGCGGCAACAGTATGGCAGTGCAGCTAAGAAGATGCCGGAATACGTAGATACCAAGAAGATGCTTCCTGGTGCCACGCTGAGTGGTCTCTTCGCTACCTACGAGGACAATAGCCTTACCCATCCAGGTCAGCGGGTGATGGTTTCCCGAAGAGAAAGCCACCTTCAGCAGCATACTGGATGGCTGGCGATAGATATTGACCTTCAGGACAACGAGGGTATTGCCAATTTCGAGAATATCCGCAGAGTATTGGCATTTCGCCCTGAGGTAGCTCTGCTGATGCGTTCCTGTTCCGGAACGGGATTGTTTGGCTTGGTCCGTCTGGCTTATCCCGACCATCATAAAGAGCAGTTCAAGGCATTGCTGCAGGATTACGCAGCTTTGGGCATTATGCTCGATGGTTCTTGTGGAAATATCGGTCGTGTGCGCTTCGCTTCATGGGATGATCCACAGCATATATATATTAATGAACGTGCGGTACCTTACACCAGGCTGCCCGTTAACGTACCTACACCGATGCCCGTGATGAACTATACCAACACCTATTTCATTGGCAGTCATCCGACCGGTGCTGGCTTCAGCGGCAACTATCCGCATAACGGACAGGGTGCCTATAGACGAGATACGCCGGAAATCATTTACCGCAAAGCTCTGCGATTGGTGGAGAAAATTGAGGCTCAAGGCATAGATATTTGTGCCGGAAAGGATGCTAATAGCGGTTATCTGGGTTGGGTTAAATGCGGCATGTCGCTCTACCATGTGGATAGAGTAGCAGGTTACGACCTATGGCGAAGAGTTTCCCGCTTCCGTCCTGCTGATTCCACCTGCGGCCACAATGAGATGGATTTCCGTAAGCGATGGAATCAGTTTGCCAATTACAACAGAATTTCTGAGGCAACTTTCTTCGACTATTGCAAGCGTTCGGGCATCATCCTTACCAAGGAAGACTGGAAAGAAATATATCAGAATACATAGAAAGATTTTTAATACAATAAAGATTAAAGATTATGGCAAAGAGAAATGTAAAAATCCCGAAGGGGTCATGGCTCGACCAGAAAGGTCAGCGATGGATGAAAGTAATATTCGATGTAATGTCCGGTTTCGGGGGGGGTGAAAAGTTCATCCGTCAGATCAATTTGGACTTCACCTGCAACTTCGATTTCGGACTGAAAAGATATGTAGTTAATATGGATGATTATGGTAATCTGCGAAACGTTGTGTTGCAGAAATACCCATCGCTGGCGAGGTATGGAGCCTTCCGACTGGTGATGACAACTCATCAAGTAAAATGATAAGATTATGAAATTGATAACGATTATTGGTCCCTCTGGGGCTGGCAAAGACACGGTAGCACTTATGCTGTCTGCCATCCTGGGGTATGAAGTGCTCTGTTCCTATACCACCCGACCTATGCGTGAAGGTGAAGTGGACGGCAAGGAGCATCATTTTGTCAAGGAATGCAACGTTCCCAAAAGCGAAATGCTTGCTTATACCCGATACGGCAACTATGAGTATTGGACGGAGAAGAAGCAGGTAGATGGTGCAGCCATTTACGTCATCGACGAGAAAGGACTGATGGAGCTGATGGAGCGCTGCCCGAAAGCCAAGATCATCACCGTTTATGTTTCGGCAAAGCCGGAAACTCTGAAAAAGCGAGGTATCTCTGAGGAACGTACCGACAGAGACCAGTATCGTGTTCAGATTGATTTCAACAGCTATGACTATGTGATACCCAACAACCGCTCGATATTCCATCTTTGGGATTTCGTGGCGTTCGTAGCCAAGAAGATAAGAGAGCAGGAATTGGGCATTCCTAACCATGCTGTAAAGTAAGTTCAAAGTGAATATCCAGTATCGTTACAATACAGACTGAGTACAGACAGAGCATAGATAGAATAATATATAAACATCAAATAAAGAAACAATATGAAAATGATAATTCCTGGTGTTGAGTGGTGGCCTCAGAAGACCGCCGCTCAACAGATTGCTCGAGTAGGCAGAGTTTGCTACAAGAGCAAAGGTAAGCAGCCTGACGAGAATCTTTCTGAAGAACAGAAAGAGAAGTTCCTGGAAGAACAGGCAGTAAAGTTGGCCAACCGTTTCTGGGAGAGCGGTCACCGCTCTATGTACCGACATGGCACCCTCTATTTCTTCGTGAAGAACGAAAGCAAACTGCCGAAGCATCTTTGGTCTTTCCTTGTTGCATCACCTTACATCAGTTATGCAGTGCAGGAAAAGAAGGTATGGATCAGCAGCAATATGCAGTTTCTCTGCGAGCACGGCAATATACTCGAAATGCTGTCTCCATTCAATGTGAAGGAAGATGAGTTTATCGAGAAGGCACTGAAATATGATTGCAAGGAAGCACTCAATCTCCTCCGAATGACGCTGGTTGTTACCACACAGATCAGCACCAGCCGTGAGCTGAACCGCACATCGCCTAACAGCATCAGCGAGCAGAGCACCCGCTACGTGAACCTGGAGAAGAAAGGTGGCGTGCAGATTGCCCGTCCCCACTGGCTGCACGAGGGCACGAAATGGCAGAAGTTCCTCTATCTCACCGGCTGTAAGGTTTCCGACTGGCTTTATCGTCGATTGCTGAAATCGGGCATGAAGCCGCAGGATGCAAGAGGCATTCTTCCTCTTGATACCTATACGGTAGTAGCTTACACCTACACCATCACCGAGTGGCAGCATATCCTCGACCTTCGCTTCAGAGAAACCACCGGCAAGGCGCATCCTAACGCCAAGGAAATAGGTTTCGAGATCAACCGCATCATCAGTGAAAGAATGGAAATGTTCGAGGCTCAAAAGAAATAAGATAATCGCTCAATAAGGGAGATTATGATTAATAGAGTCTCTTATGTCTCTGTTTTATGATGGTTTCAAAAAATGCAACTGTCATAAATGGAGCCTCCGTTCCCAGCGATTCCGTCGCTGGTCCGTACAGAAAAAAGTAAAAAAGCAATAAAAAGCAATGGGAACAAAAAACAAAAAACAACAGCAGCAGGCATTGGCCAAGCGTGAGCAGCAGATCAGAAATCTGCCGACCATCTATACTTTCAACTTCAAGGATGTACCTGCAGAGCAATATGTCAAACCATTGGAAACTCTCTTTTCCAATGCCGATTTCTATAATTTGATGGAGAATCGTAACGAGATGGTACGTTCTGCTTGCCGCATTCCTCAGAACTCTCCTAAGATGCCCCTGCTTATCAAGGCTATTCAGGATAAGGATCTGAAACTTGCCAAGCAGGTATATGCCGCACTCGTACAGATAAACCTGCACAGCAAGGTAACTTTCGATTTCCTCAATTTCGGTCAGTTGCTCCGTTATTACGCAGATTATTCCAAGCCAGGCATCCGTGAGACGGTTTCCCGCCTTTCCATTAATCTCGACAAGATAACTTTCTATGCCGATAGTCTGGAAGACCTTCTTAACCAGGCAAGAGCGGATATGAGAGAAATTTTCAATGGCACTACCGAGTTCAAGCAGTTTGATGGTGTAGTGGAAAGCCTGAAGCAGTTGGAAGGTTTCTTCAATTATTCCCGCACCAAAGACATCAACAGCAAAGATAATGCCCTCTACTGCGAGTATGCCGACAGCATCAATGCCTATATGGAGAAGCGAATGCAGACCTATTCGGCAAAATACCGCAAGCTGCATCCCCAGCTCCCTGGCTTCACCCAGGATCAGATGATAGAAGCCCTCAACCTCTTCTTCGAGGAGAACGGTAAGTTCAATGAGAGCTTCATCAGTACTACCGAGAGTGGAGGCAAGTATATCGATGCCGTAAAGCTCTCCTTCAACATCGACGAAGAGCAGACCAAGAAGCTCGATAAGCTGGTACAAAAGCCGAAGGAAGGCAACTCCATCCAGAAGTATTGCCTGAACGTTACCGATGCTATCATGCTCTACTATGCCCAGCAGAAGGCATCTCCTTCGCCTAATCAATAAAGTAAAAAAGCAATGCCAAATATCTATCTCCGTCTCCCCACCTCCCGCTGCCAGTTCTTCCGGCACCGCGATCCCAAGCTCACCCTGGCAAAGGATGAGCCAGTGGTGTTCAGTAACTACTCGCACGAGCACTTCATCATGCGCAACTCCCTCATCAATGCTCCAGCCCGCAGCAGCCGCATCGACCTCGGCTGTTTCTCCCAGCAGCAATGGTGCAATATGCTCACGGGCAGGCACCCTGCCGGAGGCAAGGTAATGATGCGCCGTGATGCCGGAAACTGGCTCACCTTCCGAGAGGTTCAGCAGCTTAACGGTCGCCTGACCGACGGCAAGGGAGCCAATGATGATTACCTCTGCATCCGCTTACCCAGCGAAGTAGAGATTGTCGATACCGTTTATTCCGTAAAGCCTACCTTTACCCTCGATACGAACGGCATGCGTGCGCTGGCGGTCTCACTCAACAATGATTTCAAGCGCAGCCTCGTAGAATGGTCGCTATCCACCTTCGACTTCTGTACCTCCAAAGGCAGGGTTATCGCCCGCTCCCATAACGCTATGCTGGAGCGCTATCTGATGCGTTACGGCATAGAAGCCAGCGAGGAAGAGAAAGACGTATTGCGCCGCATCATCGGCAGATGGTTCCGCACGGAGCACTGCTTCTTCAAGAGCTATTCCTGTGTGGATATGCAGTATAAAGATAGCCGTGATAAGCCCAATCGCATCGATGAAGTGCAGTGGCTATGATTTTACACCTTATATAATAGGTGTTAATTCGTAAGATAATAAACGTTAAATAATAGATAAATCAAGGAAACGATATGAAATTACCCGATAGTTGCAGAGAGTTATTTCTTGAGGGAGTAACTGATGCTTATTTTTATGCCGTAAGGGACAGTTCCGTCCCTATTCCATTCAGCATACCGCTGATATTGCAGATAAACGGCTGCAAGTTTGCCGGCGAAGCACTCCATGTTGCCACCAGTGAGGGCAATAATTATGTAATATCTGATGGCATCACCGCCAAGCAGACTTCTTCAGAGGGTGGCAACGGTACCGTCTTCAAGTTCGAGATTACCGCCAATATCCGTGACGGAAAGGGAAATATACCCGAAATTATCAAGAATATGCACGGAAAGGACTATTATATAGTCTTGCGCAAGCAGGATGACTCGCTTTATCTGTGCCATACACTGCCTGGCACCTTCGGTATCACCGATTCCGTAACCAGTCAGAACGATGCTGAGACCCGTAGTATTACGGCTATCTGTCAGGCGATGTCGGAGTTTATTCCGATAACGATTTCTTAATTATTTACAGAAAAATCAGTATCTAATTATCTTCTAGTTTTTAAAAAAAGCTTATATTCATAATAATGTTAAATTAGATTTGAGTTTCAGCCCTGCCGTCCGTGAGGATCGCAGGGTTTTTTATTTTCTCCTAAATCATAGCTATTTCGGCATATAGGCTTATTTTGTCCCTATACGCCCACGCATTTCCATTACCTTTGCCCTCAGAAAATATCAATAGTCTTCTAGCATAATAACAAGGTAAGGAGATTTGTTTTCAGGATAACGATAACATACATTAATTTTAAAAATTCTATTACCCACAATGAAAGGTCTATACGAAATTCTGACCGAAAAGAAGTGGATGATTTCGCCTGACTTTGTTCACGGAATTAGAAAGGCATTGGAGCAGAATCTGAATGCCCATACCTTGTACGAACGCCCTGCACCTACCTGCGGCTTCGTAACCGTGAAGGCAGCCGATGGCTCCATCTATTACCCAGAGGAATATCAGATTTCCGAGGATGGAAAGAAAGTGAGAGGTCAGTGGGCATTGGAGGATGAGAACGAGCAGACCTTCCCGTTTGTTTCTGTGCTCACCGTCGATGGTCCTATCACCCGAAATGGTGGCGGTTGCTCGTATGGTTCTATCGACCATCGCAACATGATGATCAATGCGGCCAATCATCCCCTCTGTCGAGGTCACATCTTCATTATCAACACTCCTGGAGGTTCCGCTTGGGCAAAGAACGATTATGAGCAGGCTATCAATTATGCCCGTTCGCAGGGTCAGCCAGTCATCGCCTTCATCGATGGCATGTGTGCATCGGCAGGTATGTATCTCGCTTCTCTCTGCGATGAGCGTTACTACATGCACCCGAAGGACGAAATCGGTTGCATCGGTGTGATGGCATCCTTCTATACGCAGGCCGATGGTAGCAAAAACCAGTTTACCGATGAAACTTATCACGAGTTGTACGACCCTGAGAGTTTTGATAAGAACCGAGAGTTCCGTGACATTGCCAATGATGGCGATAGCGAGAAGCTGGTAAAGGAGCTTGCCGAACTGGGTGTTCAGTTCAGAGCCGACGTGAAGAAAGCCTGTCCTGCTGCAAAGGACGAGCACCTTCATGGTAAGGTATTCGATGCCGAGGAAGTGAAGGGAATCCTGATGGATGATCAGGGTGACTTCTTCTCTTGCGTAAAGCGTTGCTTCGACCTTTACAATGGTGTAGCGCAGCCTATCATCAGAAAGCCTTCTGATGATGATGACGAAACCCCAGGCAGTTTGAACGAGCCATCCGACCATCCGGCACACGACCCTCAGTTGGAGCCAGACAAGGCTTCTTCAGAAAAACAAGAAAATCATCAACATACTATTCATCAAAAATCAATCAATATGGCAAATTATCCAAAGATCAATGCCGCTTGCGGTATGCAGGATGGTCAGCAGATTGAGGTGAAGGAGGAAGGCGCATTCATGAATGCCCCATTGCTCGACACCCTCGAAGCTCATCTCGCATCGCAGGAGCAGGCTGTGGCTGATGCAAAGCAGAAAGCCACCACAGCAGAGCAGAGTCTTGCTGACCTTCAGGCAAAGCACGACGCACTCGCTGAAACCATCGCCCAGAAGGACGAGGAGATTAAGAACCTGAAAGAGGCAAAGGCTAAGGCCGATGAGGAGAAGGAAAAGGTAGATGAGGAGTTGAAGACCGCCCAGGCTTCGCTCGCTACTGCCCAGCAGACTATCGCCGACAAGGACGCTCAGATTGCTGAGTTGAACGAGAACCCAGGCGAGGAGCCAGCACAGGGTGCAGCACCTCAGAACAACGGTGAGGGTGCAAAGGCTCAGAACCTCCGTGAGTTCGACCCATCGAAGTATAAGACCAATGCTGAGCGCAAGGCAGCTTTCGAGCGTTTCAAGCGAGGCGAGGAGTAATCTTCATTTTTTCATTTAATTTCATTTCATCTTATTTAAATTTTAATTATTATGGCAAATCTTCCTAAAGATTTTATCGGCACATCAGCTCTTGAGCACGTAGCCGAGCAGGTGAGCAAGGAAATCCTGATGGGTCCAGGCTACACCGATGCAGAGGAAATGGATCGCCTCGGCATTCAGGTTATCAGTGGTGTGCAGTTTAAGCGCACTTTCAACATCTTCCTCCGTAAGGGTGGTACTACCCGCCGTAAGGATGTTCACGCTAAGGTGAGCAGCCAGGCAGGATTCCTCAAGGAACGTACTTTGACAGTGAAGCTTACTTGGGACCACTTTGACGATAACATCGATAACTACTGCGAGACACCTTTCGGTACAGACGCACAGGGTCAGTATCCTCTCTCTACCCAGGCTGCAGAGGCTATCCTGAAGGATTACGCCGACAACCTTACAGCTTGCTTGTGGTTCGGTGATATTGACCTCGATAACGGCGATGAGACCGTTCCTGCAAAGGATCAGGCTCTTGCATTGTATGATGGTTATCATACCTGCGTAAAGCACGACATCGAGGATGGCCTTATCTCTGAGGCTAACGGCAACCTTATCCAGTGTGATGCCATCGAGGAGCCAGCCGACAACAACGACTCTACTCCATTCGATAACTTCGTCGACTGGTACTTCAAGTGGGATGCACGTCTGCGCAAGCAGAAGGTAATGGTCTATATGGACGAATCTACTGCCCGCAACATCACTGCCGGTTACGCTAACAAGTATCACGGCAACTTCAAGGTAGAACCAGAGGCAGGTGACAACTTCAAGTTGCCAGGCTACTCTAAGGTAACTATCTGTCCTGTATCAGACTTCGGTACTGGCGGTCGTATGTATGCTACTGTAGAGGGCAACTTCGTTTACGGTGTTGATACAGAGAGCAACAAGACTTTCGTCAGCGTTCGTGTAGGCTCTGACACCGATCACAGAACTATCTCTTTCCAGATTCAAAGTATTCAGGGTGCAGGTATCAAGGTGCCATTCTCTAGCAGCCTGTGCGTCAGCCCAGGTAAGCTTGAGAACCCAGGTTACAAGGCAGGTGATTACATCGACTCTAACCTCACCGTCACTCTCGCCAAGGCTAACGCTGAAGATGCGGGTGAAATTGATGGTAGCGTAAAGGTTAACGGTACTCCTTACGCAAAGCCAGTTGATACCAACGCTAACGATGTGCTCACTCTCGAAGCCGTAGATGGCGCAACCGGTTTCGTCTTCTCTCACTGGAACACCGGTAGCAAGGAGAAGAAGATCCAGGTAATCGCCAGCGGTATGAGTATGGGTGTTACCGCCTTCTTCAAGAAGAAGGATTAGCCCTCCCTCTCCTGCCCCCGTTCCCAGCGATTCCATCGCTGGTCCAACAGGCAAAAAGGCAGTCCTCTATAAATCCTCGGCGACGGTCGCCTGACCTGGCGGAATATGGCTTCCGTCGCCATTTCGTTTAATCATCAAAAAAGATACAATTATGGTAGAAACTGTAACATGCCCTGAGATCAAAGATATTCTCTCCGAGAATGAGTGCTTGGAGAACTTCGGTGGTCTTGGCGTAAACGTATATGTCTTTATCAAGAGTGACCTTGCTGCCCCTCTTGAGCCAGAGGCAGGCAAGAATACCTATGCAGCACTGACTGCTGCGTCATTCAAGAAAGGTAAGGGTCTTTTCAAGTTCGAGTGTCAGGATGGCGGTCAGGGTCATACCTGGGAAAACTTGGGCTATCGAAAGGGCTTTAAGCAGACTTTGGACTACGTTCTTGAGAGCGTAAGCGCTGATTCTGCGTATGTGACTCGTGGTCTTAATAACCTCAAATGTGGTTATATTATCGAGGACGGCAAAACGTCTATCCTTGTTTATGACAAGCAGCACGACTTCAAGTACGACTCAGGTAATATTAAAGGAGACACGGGCAAAAAACCAGAAGATGATCGTATGGTCACACTGAGTGGTTCTTTGAGTCCGACAACTTACGGCCGCTACGAGATTTCCGCACCAGAAGGTGGCTGGGATTCTCTCTGCAACGGTGCAGGCACAGCGGGGGAAGTGTAAGCGGAACTGATAAGAGCGATACCAATTCCGCTTCTCGACAGTCATCTAAGCGGAGCAAGCAGGTAGCATCTATCAATGATGAAACTTCTATGCCCGGCGAGAACGATGACTAATCGCTCCCCCTATCCAATGCGTTCCATTGGCAATTTACTCTATAAATCAAAGCCTCGGTATTGATCCTTAATAAAATAAGGCAAGATACCGGGGCTTTTCGCATTTAAAACCGCACATATCTTTCAGTTTTTAATATCTTATCCCATAATTAGATTTTTTTATGCAAAATGCGTTTCCGCATAGAATATTTTTCTTATTTTTGCAGCATAAAATTTTAATATATATAATGTATTTTAAAGAGTAAGAGATTATGGAACTAAGACATTTACGTTCGTTTGTGTATGTGGCAGAGACGCTTTCTTTCAGTATCGCCGCCACCCGATGCTTTGTCACCCAATCCGCCATCAGTCAGCACATCAAGGCTCTGGAGGATGAACTGGGATGCAAGCTGCTGATACGCACATCGCACAGCATCATGCTCACCGAGAACGGGGAGGCACTTCTGCCCCGTGCCAAGGAAATACTGAAGTTGGCGGAAGACTGCAAGGAGCATATCAATGCACTCAACAACTGCATGACCGGAGAACTGCGCATCGGTGTAGGTTCCTTTATCGCACCCTATATTCGTGTGGCTGCACTTATATTCATGGAGCGATACCCTAACGTAAGGGTGAATGCCGAATTTACCAAGGCAACGAGCCTGAACCGCCTGTTGCGAGACCACATGCTGGATCTCGCTTTTACGATGAACGAAGCCTATACCAACGAGGGCATCGAGAGCCATCCCTGCATCCCATTCAGTATTTGTGCCATCATGCGAAACACACACCCTTTTGCCAGGAAAGATAAGGTAACATACGATGACCTGCTGAAGCATGGCATCATCATGCCCGATGTAGGCGAACGTGTTTTCAACACTTTTCAGCAATATTTGCAGAACGATCTCACCAAATTAAGCGTAAAGTGTATTCTCAGCGACCCCGACGAAGACCTTGCCATCATAGAAGATACTCACCTGGTTACTTTTATGCCGAAGCTGTATCTGAAGAACCACCCTACCCTTATAGCTCGCCCTATCCTGGGCATAGGAGAAGAACTGATGAGTAATGCCCACTGGATGAAGGATGTACCTATGAAACGTTCGTCACAACTCTTCCTCGACATTATCAGGGACGAAGCCATCCCGTATATCAAGGCTTTGGAAGAAACCATGTAGTTGGTACCAAAGTACATTTGTACTTATGTACTTCTGCACGTTTGTACTTTTTCTTATCTGTCTATTAGTGTTCCTGCTTCATGATTTATCAGCAAGAACATCTAATGAAAATCACTTTTCAGTTTACTTCATTCATGTTACCTTTGCATACGATTCCGATATTGGAAGAATTTAAACACAAAAAATTATGCAGGTAAAAACGAATGATGGCAACTATGATGTTGCCAGCAAGGGATTGGGTAATACCGCCCTTGGACTTGGTATCGCAGGTTTGGCTACCAGTTTGCTGGGTGGCGGTGCATCCTTGTTTAACCTCGGCAGAGGCAACAATGGCATGACTGCCAATCCGAGTGATCCGGATGCACGCTTCGTAACCAAGGGTGAGGCCAACCTTATGCAGGAGAACTCTACATTGAAGACTGAACTGGCTATCCAGAAGAGCGAGAACTATGCCGACAAGAAGATGGTAGAGATAACTCAGTATCTCGACGGTAAGGTTCGCCAGCTCGAAAACAAGGTGGATGCCAACAAGGATGCACAGCAGGCGGTCAACGCAGAGCAGATGGCATATAATGCCGCTGCCAACGCCAACATCGACGTGCTGAAATCGCAGGTGGCTTCACTCACGAGTGTTACCAAGCTGATGATTCCATCGGGCAATGTTTGTCAGATGGGATGCGGATGCGCTTGTAATCAGTAACCGTATTTTCGGATAAAAGGAAGAAACGATATGGATTACAAGAACTCGCAAATCCTGGCAGCGGTAGTGTCCGAATGGGCACGCCCTGCCATCTCTCAGATAGCGGCTGGCAATCTGATGCACTTGCCTATGCTACAGTCTCTCCAGGCTACCATCGGCAGCATGGGACTGGTGAGCGGCAACTATTCTCTGCAAGCCGATATAGAACCGATGATTCAGCCTGTGGTCAATGCGCTTGTCACCCCGATGCTCGCCAAGTATTTCGGTAACATTCCCGAAGAGAGCATTCCGCAGATGGCGCACGATGTGGTAGAGCAGCTTCGCTACAAAGGACCGCTCTCTATCCTGGAGGGTGTGATAACCTTTGACGAGGAGGATCTTGACGAACTCGCCGACCTTCTTCAGAAGAACCTTCCGGTAGAGAAGACCCAGGGCTATCAAGTGAAACATTAATGCGGCGGTGAAGTCGTCGCTCTATTAAAACAGAAAAGAGTATGAACAAAAGAACAATTCCAGCCTGCATCATGGCTACGCTTGCAGTAGGTGCAACCGCCACTGCTCCCTATTATGATGTAAATATCACGCAGCAGCTCTGTGCTCCTTCATGCGTGGACGAGACTCCGGTTTTCAACCCTCAGTTCTCTGTAAAGAGTATTGACAACGTGGGTACTTCGCAATATCTCATAACCATTCACGTAGAGGGTGTTATCAGTTACGTGCCTTGCAACTGTGGCTCCTGCTGCACCCGCTCGCAGGTAGTAAGTCAGGATTTCACCATTCCTGTCTTCTCTGCTACGGCAATCACGAACGTTACCACATCTCTTGGCAGCGTGAAAAACCGTCTTGTCAAGGTAGCCTGCTGCTCCTGCAGCAAGACTTTCGTGTGCGATGCTCCTTTAACGCTCACCATCGCATGACTATCCACCAACAAAAGGAAAGGTAAGAAACGATGAAGTATATTCAGTTGATAGATCAAGCCCGCGCTCACGGCGTGGCTACCGAGAAGAAGATGATGGAGGCGATGGAGCAGTTGAGCTGCGACCTCGCCTCCCTGGAGGAAACAAATCCGGAATTGTACTGGTGCATCCTCCGTCACCAGCACGCAGTGTTCTATGATCGTCATTACAGTGAGAAAATGGCCAACCATGATGTCTGCCATCTTGTGTACAGCAAGAAAGGCGAGAATGGCGAATTGGTAGGAACCGGGGCGCATTGGACCAAATCGCAGATAGCGAATGCCACCAAAGGCATGAAGTTCCGTGAAAAGGTGAACGATTGGGATAAGTATGTTGCCTTCAATGCCATGTATGCTGACCTGTGCAGCGATATGACAGAAGATGAAATCATCAGGGCAGCTTATCTCTTCTATTTCCAGGACGCTGACTGGCAACCCGAAGAAGACGATTGTACTAAGATATGGGACTATATGTCCGCTCACGCTACGATGTAGTTTGTTTTGAACTAGGTAATATAGATTTCGCACTAGCGAGTGCAAGTATTTAAAGTAAAAAGATTGGGATAACATTTTTTGAAGCCTCTTTGCGCCTGTAAAAGCCGCAGGGAGGCTTTCTTTGTCCCCATCATCTTTTTAGCATTTGCTATCTTTGCCATCAGAATAAAAACGATAAAACAGAAAAGATATGGCAAAGATTCAACCTCTTGCAGATTTCATCCTCTCCTTCGAGGGAGGTTACGTCAACCACCCCAACGACAAGGGCGGTCCTACCAACATGGGTGTAACCCTCAAAACCTGGCAGACCCAAGGCTACGACAAGAACGGTGATGGTCGCATAGACGCAAAGGACGTGAAGCTCATTACAAAAGCCGATGCTATCTCCATCCTTCGCCGTTGCTACTGGAACCGATGGAAAGCCGATGCTATCAAAGACCAGAGCATCGCCAACATCCTGGTAGATTGGGTATGGCTTAGTGGTACCCCAGGCATCACCCTCGTACAGGCAATGCTGGGAGTAACCGCCGATGGTATCGTAGGCAACAGAACCCTCAAGGCGCTCAACGACCAGAACCCTAAGAAGTTTTTCGAGCGCATTAAGGCACGCCGCAAGCAGTATATCGCACGCGTCTTCGCCAAGCGTCCTAGCCAGAAAGAATTTGAGGCAGGCTGGCTCCGTCGCCTCAATGCCATCAGTTACGGCAGTCTCATCACCAATGGTGGAATGGAAATAAGTTTTTAACAATAAATAGATAAAAGATTTATGGCAAGTTACAATGGAAACATCGACCTTTTGGCTCTGAATGGAGCAAAGGTCTTAGTAGGTATCGATGAGAAGAATGCGCAGCGTCCTTACGTCTGCATTCCTATCGATGTGAACGAAATTCGAGTAGATACATCAAAGAATGATGCAAGTAAAACTCAGGCAAAACTGAGAGTTAACATCTGGCCTTTCAATGAGGCGTACAAGAATAAGATTCGCCAGAGTGCAGCCGAGCGTGGCGATACCCAGGTGAGTGTACCAACCCACGAAATGCAGCTCTCGTTCTCCACCGAGTATGTCAAAGCAGTAGCCAAGGCATTCCCGAAACTCGTAGAGCAAGTAAAGGATGCCAACAAGGAGCGAGACCCAGACATCGTAAATCAGGATTTCAACGATGAGAACTCTCACCTCTTCAAGGCAATCCGCACCCGCATGAATAAGCGCATCGCCAGTCTCTATCAGCCACAGCCTACCGCCCAGCAGCAGACGTACCCACAGCAAGCCTACGGAGCCGCTGGCAACGCTACCGCCTATGTGCCGCCAGCAGATGGAGGCAATGATTACTCTTCAATGCCAGGTTACGATGATCCTAACAGCGACCTGCCATTCTAGCCACCGTTCCCAGTGATTCTATCGCTGGTCTTCTCTTAATATATAAGAATATGCAAGAACAGATAAACCTTACCATCCCCCGCGGCTGGAATCAATGCACCCCTTCCCAGCTAGAGCAGATTGCCCTCATCATGCTGGAGCAGATAGAGAAATCCAAGGCAGACCGCTACCATCCTTTCGATATGCAGAAGGTGAAGATAGCCGTCTTCTTCCTCTTTGCCGGGATAAGCATCAATGCCTATCCCGACCCTCGCCAGCCTATCAATGAGCAGCACTACCTGGTAAGCATAGAGTCGCAGAAGAAGAGCCTCCTGAAGAAGCTCCTCTACCTCTGTACCCCCGTTTCCAGCGATTCTATCGCTGGTCCCCAGTCGGCTAGCCATTTTCCCCTCTATCTTTGGCAGCTCAATTATTGGCTCTCCCCGAAAGCCAAGACCGATGATAAGACCTCCCCTGAGTACATCGCTCAGGGCGCAGGTCTTCTCGACTGGCTGGATGCAGATAGCGGTAATTTCCTCACCCGCTTCCCCTATCCATCTATCCGGCAGAAAACCAAGTGGTACCGTCGTGCAAAAGCCTTCCAAGGTCCGCACCAAGACCTCGATGGCTTCTCCTGGCAGCAATACCGTTTTGCCAGTGATATGATGCAGACCTACACTCGTTTGGACAACAACCTGATAAAGATGAAGAAGATGGATAAATTCACCGAGGAACAACTCCAGACACAAGCCGAGAGCGTAGCCAGTGCCAGAAACATGTTCCTTGCCACCATCTTCAACACCACCACCCAGTACGTCGATCCGACAACAGGCATCACGAAATACGATTTTCATTACGAGTCAAAGCAGTTCACCGAGAACGCAGGTTATTTCGTCAAATATCCGGAAGCTAACTGGCAGGTCATCCTCTTCTGGTGGAGCGGCATCATGCACACCCTAGCCCATCGCTACCCTCATGTGTTCAAGGTGCAGAAAGTAGATAATAAAAAGCCGCAAACCCCGATGGAAATCTACACCGCCACCACCGCTACGATGCAAAAGTATGCCGGCCTAACGGAAGATCAGGTCAACACCCAGTCCTATTCCCTCGTTCTCGAACACTTAGAGAGGTTATCAAAAGAGAATGAGGAAATGGAAATGATGAGGAGAGGAAAATGATAGACGTAAAGGTATCTGTACATCCTTTGAGTCATAAACAGAAATGGAAGAAATGGGCGGGGCTTTCTCCTGCACTCAGAGCCACCGATTACAAATGCCCACACTGCATAAGGATAGAGTATGAATAACCATCGTTTTTACCAATATCCACGAGGCGAGAATAAGGGCGGTATTCTAAATACGGATCTCTGCCCTACCATTACCATCAATGCGTGGGAGCAGAACGTTTTTCTGATAAAGAAATATGAGTAATAACAACCAACCTCAATACAAGCGAGGAACGATTATCAAGAACGGAAAGAGATATGGCTTTTATCCCGATGGTTCTCTCTATCGGATATACTCCACCTCTGACCGTCCGTTTCTTGAAATCGTGGATATAGAAGGTAAAACCTTCCTGCGCATCCGTCAGGCGACAGAGCAAGGCTATACCGATTGCCCTGCACCCGGTGCAGCCGATTTGAATTACCCTACCTCCGCATTAAGACGTAGCCGCACGGTAGGGGGTGGTAAATTAGTAAATGCACTCACGGCTGCCAGTAGCAATCCGTTTGTGTTTGTAGAATTATAAACAAAAAAAGATTTATAGAGCAAAACAAAATGATAACGAAATTCAATTTCAAGGATAAGACCATTAAGTCTTATGCCATCCGAAAGCTGACACCCTTCGAGTGTTTCCGACTCATGGGTGTGCGAGATGATGTGATCCGCACGATGCAGAGTACCAATGCCGAGGCAGCCGAGCGAGTAGCTGGCTATAAGAGCAAGGGAAAGGCAGATGATATGGTAGTATCAGCCAGCCAGCAATATAAGCAGGCAGGCAACTCCATCGTGGTAGATGTACTTGCAGCCATCTATCAGCAACTCTGGTACCCGAAAGAGCCAAAGCGTGAGGCGCAGACCTCTTTCTTTGCCGATTTCTTCCCAGAAGACCAACTTCCACCCTATCCGGTAGATAAGAACCACGGTGAAAAACTTATTCTCACCACCTTCTCCGGTTATGACTCGCAGCTCATGGCAGCCGATGTCCTCGCCCAGCAGCATCCTGATTTCCGTTGGACGTGCGTAGGCTGGAGCGATATAGACAAATACGCCTGTCAGATGCACGACCTTATCTTTCCGCAGTTTGCCGATAAAGCTTTGGGCGATATAACCAAAATCGACTGGCAGCAAGTAAAGAATAATGTGGGGGGGCAAGAAATCGACCTTTTCACCTATTCCTCACCTTGTCAGGATATATCGCAAGCTGGCAAGCAGATGGGCTTAAAGGAAGGCTCCGATACCCGTTCGGCATTATTGTGGCGAGTAGCCGATGCCGTAGAAGTTTTGCGTCCGAAGTATCTGCTTCAAGAGAATGTGGCAGCCCTGGTAAGCGAAAAGTTCATGCCCGATTTTCAGAAGTGGCTTGATAAACTCTCATCTCTTGGCTACGTAAGCCGATGGGCATGCCTCAATGCCAAAGACTATGGTGTTCCGCAGAACCGAGACCGAGTTTTCTGTCTCTCGATGAGAAAAGATGTAGCCTTCGATTATCAGTTCCCAGACCCTATTCCGCTGAAGAGAAAGTTGGAAGATGTGTTGCAGGAAGAAGTAGATACAAGGTTTTTCCTGAAAGATGAAGCCGTCAGCAAGTTCCTTCAGGCAAACGATAAAGACACCTGCGTCTTCCATCAGTTCGAGATAGATCCGAGTCATGAGAATGCGATGGCATTAAAAGCCATCCTCACCCTTTATATAGAAGAGGCGCATCTTTGGTATTACACTCCAAAAGAACTGCAGGAGAAGATTTCTTCCGCTCACGAAGACATCATCATGCCGCTGTTCAATGACTGGAAAGAGAACGGCAAGTTCGCAAATCCTAAGTTGGAAAATATGTATCATCTGTTTTTGAAGAAGAAATGATTTGTAATCGTTCTATCATCCTTGGCTTGTATAGCCCTTCCCAAAACGGCATTGTCGTGCATCCGAAAGGCATTGCCCTTTGCCTTACTGGTGGTGGCAAAGGGCACGATGTTGATAAACCGAAAATATTATTAGAGTATGAATAAGGTTATTCCTTTCGTAAAACGATTTAAGGAGTTATGCCCACGATTAGAAGGCTACTCCACCGCTCTATCATCGAGATATGATGGATGGGGTGGGCTGTACGACAACCACGGGCAACATACAATGTTATTATTAAGATATGACTGAAAAGCATTATATCGGATGGTCCCGAGACCATAAAGGCAAGGTTCGCAATCGCCCACGCAAGGATATAGCGAATGCAGTAACCCAATTCAATAGCGGCGATAGCTATACCAACCAAGACGGTTTGGGTGATACGTCGCCTTATGTAATATATGAATATGATTAAGATATTAGCCATTCACGAGGCGAGAACAGAGCACGCCAAGGAAGTACGCAAGCAGACCGGCACCAATGATTATCGGGATAAAGCCATCTTCTTCCGCGATAATCATTTGATGCAGTGCATTGGCACCTTCCATACGAAAGATAATCTTCTTGCCTTTAGTTATGAATAAAATATGATTCAGCAAGCCATCATTACTCACTATCGAACTGAGGAAGCGAAGGCTTATCGCAAGATACACGGCGACAGAGGCGGTTGTCGTTATCAGGATAAGTATCATCGCCCAAGCCCTTACCCCTGGAGTAACTGCATTTCCACCGTAACAAAAGATAATCTTTTATGGCAACAATACGAATAAGAACCTGCGCAAGCAGAGGCTGAGCCGATGGAGATTGGTATTCCAACCCTCACTCTCAAAGGCTCGAAATCGGAGACTGCATCAGTAACGCTATTTCCTCCATCGCCAAGGATTTTATGATCATTATCAATTATGAATAAGAAGAGGAGCATCCGTTCCCAGCGATTCTATCGCTGGTTCCCTCCCTTCTTTGTCCCCACCAAAGCCATAAAAATCCCTAACTTTACACTCAGAAACAAGAGAAATAGGCGCGCGTATATCGCCACCCTTCTCTCTTCCATCACATTCAGGATAACATATAAAAAGAAACGCAAAAATGGCAAGCAAAAACAAAAACAGAGTAACCAACCTGCAGCAGCTCCAAAATCGTAGTGAGGAACTGAAAGATGCAGGCTATGTAGCCGTTCGGCCAGATGCTTTTACGTCGCCTAAGAACGGCGGCAATAAGGTCTTTTCCTGGAACGACTACGTTCACGGCATGCTCCTAACCACAGCCGGTATGTCGGCAAGCGGTGGTGACGCAAGCGGTTCTGCAGCACGACAGCAGGTTTCCACTATCTTTGCATCGAGTGGCGGCGAGAACCTGGGCAAACCGAAGGACGTAGGTACCGAAGGCTTAGGCTTTATGGAATGGGGTATGGCCAACCGACTGCCAAACCTTATCTGGATGCTCTCGCGTATGTCGCCCTTCACGGCAGCAGGAGTAGATTACATCAAGAAGATACTGGTAGGTCGTGGTCCCGCGCCCAAGTATCACTACACCCAGTACGTAGGCGGCAACATCACGGAGAAGTATATCCCCTACGAGAGTGCAGGAGTCCTGCTCCGTGGTCAGATAGCTGACCTGAAAGCCAAGGAAGAGGCAGCCGCCGAAGCCAAGCGCCAGAACGAGCTGCAGAGCCAGAACGGGCAGTCTCAGCAGGAGGAGTCACCGTTCTCTGCGGTTCAATCGCAGGTCTTATCCTCCGATGAAGAGGAAAGCGAGGAGATGAAATCCCTGAAAGAAGCACTCCACAAATGGGAAGAAACCAATGCCCAGCTTCGTGATTTCTTAGAAAACAACGACCTGATGCAGACCTTCCTCGACCTGGCAGGCGATATGGCTCTGATGTCGCAGTGCTTCGTAGAACTTCAGCTCAATCAGCGCTCCCTCGACGAGAACGGCAAAGCTGTTCCTACCGCACAGTGGACACCGAAGGTGATCGGTCTGAAGCATCGCAGCATCTTCACTACCCGACTGGAGCGTATGGACGAGAACTACCGCATCAACTATGCCTACGTCAGCAATCAGTGGCTCGACCCTACCCAATACGTCGGCGTGCAGAAAGAGGAAGACCGCAAGATAGCGGCTATCCCCTATCTCCCTACCACATCAGCCGTGAAAGATTTGCAGCGCAATATCCGCGAGGCGCGCCAGAAGCAGGTAAGCCGCAAGAAACGCCCTACCCGCTTCATCATGTCGCCAAGAGATTTCGGCGGTCCATACTATGCCGATGCCCTTTGGCACTCTATCTTTGCCGGCAGCATCTTCGAGTATGCCTTCACCATCGTAGATGACCGCCTTACCCGAAAGCGCAACAGCAACATCATCGGTAGAGTTATCTATATCCATCAGGACTATATCAGCAGGCTCTATCAGCAGCAGGGTGAGAAGAAAAAGAAAACCCAGGGCGAGATTCAGAACGAAATCTTTACCTCTATCAATACCTGGCTCTCTAACCCCGATAATGCAGGTCAGGCGCTCATTTCCTCTGCCTTCACGGGCAGCGATGGGAAAGAGCACAAAGCTTGGGAAATCGTAGAAATCGAAACCAAGGCAAATGATCAGGCGAATGCCGACAAAACCGAGTTGCAGGAAATAAGCAGCATCATCTTCTTTGCCATGGGACTTGATGCAAAGCTCATCGGCAATACTCCTGGCGATACAGCATCATCGGGCGGTACCGACCTGAGAGAGCGTTTCCTGGTAAAGCAAATCCAGTTTGCCCCCTTGCAGCAGTTAATGATACGCCCGCTGGAAGTTTTGAGCCGATTCAACGATTGGGACGAGCACCTGGTGTGGCAGATAGACCGAGAGGTATTAACCACCCTCGATAACTCGAAGACCGGAGTGGCGAAACAAGAGACCTCTTAAAAGTAAAAAAGTAAAAAGGTAAAAAATTAAGGATATGATACTCTTTACGAATCAAGAACTTAGGCTTCACCTCCCCAGCAATGCCGTGGACGAGGTAGCCAACCTGCAGGGTATGCTCGATAATAGCGAAAAGGACTTCTTGAAGCCTCGCCTGGGAGCATCCCTATACGACCGTCTCTGCAAGCAGTATGCAAGCATAGAACCCTTAATCTTCTGCGAAGCTGTTGCTGCTGGTACCTACGTCAACGACCCATGGAATGAGCTTCTGCTTTATGCGCAGCGCATGATTGTGAATGATGCGATGGCGCAGAACATCGAGAAGCAGGCACTTTCTGTGAATGGCTCCGGCATCAACGTAGCGTCCAGCAACGACTATGCCGTAGCTACCAACAAACAGATAGCGCAGGGCAAGGAAAGCTACCGCCAGTCGGCAATGACCTCGCTCAATAACCTGCTTTCCCTCTTAGAGGGATGGGCAAAGGAAGTGAATACCCCTATGCCTATCGAGGCAGCGGGCGATGGTACAGAAGGAACAGATGAAGGAACCGATAGCGGCAAAGATGATGCAGACGAAGCCGAGAAGAAACGGCATGAAGCGATAGAGGAAATCGTAACCCTTTGGCAGGAGAGTAAGTACTATTACTACCATCGAGATCTGCTTTTCCCTACCTGCGAGTCTTTGCAGCCGTATCTCGATATTTACGGCAACAGAGATAAGTTTGTGCGTCTCATCCCTGATATGCTTTTTATTCAGAGTGAGTATTTGGAAGAAGCATTTGGCGAAGATTTCATTCCTCGCCTCTTGCAGGCTGATGAGAACGACAAGATGCTGAAGAAGGCACGTCAGCTTGTAGCTGCCTATCTCAAGGAGCGTACATCAGTTATCAGTTTCGATAAGCTTACCCGCTCCACCGCGCACAATGATGCCATTACCGTAAGGGAAAGCATTCATCGGTTGCTGAAGAAAGAGGAAGCCGAAGCGCAAGCGAAACTCGATGCTGCCAAAGCTGATAGCGCCACAGAAGGCGGCTCCTCCTCATCGACGAGTAACGCCTCCAGTGCTTCATCATCGAATGACAAGGGCGGCAGCGAAGGCTACGACAACAACCAAAAAGGTTCTCGTATCTTCGTAACCCCTATTCTGTGCTAAAAATATTCGTAATTTTCAAATAAACAACAAAAACAAGGATTTATGGAAAATTTATCATTGCAGGAAATCATCAACATTTTGAAACCTGCCATCGGTGCAAGAATGCTTACCCAGGAGCAAAAAGATGCCTATGAGCAGGGATTGTCTCTCCTGGAAGGTGCAAGTAATGCACGCTCGTTTATCGAGAACTCACGTAAGTTTAAAGACTATCATCGCCGTACCCGACAGATGATCGCCTATCTGAATAGCTACAGCAGCTCTCAATCCAACGCTGCATCATCATCTGCTGCCGACAAGCGACGTGTAGGTCGCCCAACCAAACAGGAACAGGAAGCCTATGCCGAACTTCAGAAAAAGAAAGCCATGGAAGAGGCGAAGCAGTCTCTTTTTCCTAATCTGAAGCCCGACACCACCGTGCAGCCGCTTACCTATAATGGTATCGTAGCCAACCCTAACGGCGAAAGTATCGCTGCTACCATGCCCAACCTGATGCAGTTGCGTCCGTTCCTCTCTACTGCCCTTCAGGAGCAGGTGAACACCGTGCGTGACCTTCGTAGCGAGATGGCAAGCAAGGCAGAGCAGGCGAAGACCATGGCAGAAGCCAACGAGAAAGCTATCTCGCAGGGTAAAAGCGCCATCTATACCGAGGATGAGATTGCCGCTCTCGCCACAAGAGCCGTAGAAATCGAAAGCGATATTCTTCCGGAAATCTTTAAGGCTGTAGATAGAGAGATGGGCGAATGCTATCTGAGACTGAGCGAGAAGACTGGAGACCCTGAATACATCGCTTACGCAAAGAAGGCCTTCACCATCGACCCTCAGACTCTCCGCACTCAGTTTAAGCCATTCTATGAAAAGGCATTAGCACGCGACCCTCTTTTTGCCGAGCAGGTAGCCGAGAAGATTGCCAACGACCGCCCAGAAGTAAAGGCAGCTCGTGATGCAGCTGCCAAGCACAAGGCAGAAGCCGATGCTCGCATCAAGTATATCCTTCGTAAGGATAAGCTATCTACCCAGACGAGAGTGAAAGGCATCAAGGAGCGCATAGACCAACTTCGCCAGGATTACTCTGACATCGTGACCGAAGAGGAGCTTTCCGGCTATGAAGCTATTCTCACCAAAACTATAGAAGAAGCCAAAGAGGATGCTGAAGCATAAAAAAATGACAAAGAATAAAGAAACCCTAGAACAGCGCACGCAGCGTTTCAAGACCCTTTGCGTTAATATCCTCGCCCAGAGCGGCAACTGCCAGGAATCCCAGCATGCTTTCAAGAGCACGCAGAGCATTCCCGAAATGTGCGAGGCATGGCGCAAGTACTGGCACGGCTTAATCACCGAGGTACCGCAGCAGGTAATCGATGCTTTCAAAGCCGTATATCCGGAATTTAAGGCTGATATAAACCAGGGCGGTATCTTCTATAATGAAGACTCGCCTACAGGTACCGTCCTTGTGGGTGATACAGACGAGGAAATCCACCTCTACTCTTCCCGAAAGATATACGTCCTCGGCAAGGCACATGTCATTCTCCATAATGCGGCTACCGCTCTCGTAATGAATGAAGGCTGCAAGGTAGAGTTATTGGATGGCAGCAAGGCAACCATCAAGGCAGGTTACGGCATCGCCCGGAATTATGCCCATCTGGTAACTTGTCAGGAAGCGGAATGCTACGACCAGAGTGTAGTCTTCATCACCGATGGCATCCTTCACGACCATGGGCACAAAAAAATCAATGCCTTTGGTACGGCACTCATCGACACCTTTACCCATCGCCTCATAGATTTATATGATAGCGCTAGGATAGAAATTAGAAAATAAATTTTAGAACATAGGTTCAGAAATCAGAAATCAGAATATGAACTCGCATCTTACGATATTAATCAACGATAAGCCGGTGGCGCTCCCCGATGATTTCTCAATAGATATTGAGGATCAGAACCCCGTATTCAACGATACGGAAATGTTCTCCTATCCTTTCTCCATCCCCCTGGATGGAAACCGCTGGCTCGTCAAAAATATAGAAGACGTGCATTCTGCCGTGAGAGCCGCGAACATGGAGCACCTGCCTACCCGTATCTATGCCGATGGATTGCCATTCCGTAGCGGTCCACTGATTATGCAGGATGGTGAGGAGATAACCAATTCTCTCTCTATGAGCATCAATGCCAGCACGCAGAGTTTCAGTGAGCTTATCAGCGACCTGCAGTGCCGTGATGTTCCGGTAAAGGACCAACTTATCATCGGTGAGAAAATTGGTAATGTGAGGGTGGATATTTGGAGTAACCCGGTAGTAAAAGTCAACCTGCATTCCGATGGTAAGAAAGGTGGAAAGAATACCACCGCCACCGTTACGACCGACCCATTGAGAGCTAGTAAGGTGCTGGAACCCCAGGCACTCGGTTTCTCCTATCCCGCAAGCTGCAAGGAATATACCTCTACTGATACGGCACACTATATCGGCGATGCCTACAACAAGAGTAAGAAATCTTATTCTTCTGGTGCGATAACAATCAATGTACCGCAAGAGACTGCCAACGGCAACTATATTAATACCTCGGCAGCCTATGACGAGACGGATGGCGCTGGCAGACCTGCTACCTACTGCAATGCCCGAATCTGTTACAAGCATCATGCCCTGGATGATGAAGGGAATACATCGAGTGACCTCATCAAAATGGATAAGTGCTCATGGACGAATGAAGACCTCTATCCTTACTGGGTGTTGGATGCCAAACGTCCGCAATCGGGCATCTGCTTCTATGTACTCTATTTCCTCGACTGCCTCTTTACCTATTTGGGTGTCACCTTCGATAAGGATGCGCTGATGGAGATAGAAGACTTGAAGCATCTCTGTTTTTTCACTACCGTTTGCAGTTATGATACCCTCGAGCATCCACACCACGGTAGTTATTACACTGCGAGTGAAATTCAGAAAGCAAAGGACATCGTGAATAAAGAGGGCTACGTAAAAGGCTCGAATCCTGAGATGGAAATCGTGGCTGCTAAATCCGTAGGCGAAATCAAGACGGGCTTCTTTAAGGATCAGAAGCATATCAATTCCTGGTTGGAGAGCCGTGGCTGCGGCGGTCAGATTGAAATCACCAAGGCAGAAGATAAGGACGTGCAGGAACTCGACCTTACGCTGACTGAAAACGGTGTGGCTACCACCCGCCATATCCAGGTGGGCGAGGTAGTTGCTTTTCCTCCTGGCAAGGGAATGAAAGTAACAGGTATCACCATCGAATCGAATATCAAGAAGTTTGAGGTGCAGGCAAACGTGCTCTATATGGTTGCCAACAGCGAGAATTTCCCTGACGAGAGCGTGAGCACTGTCATCTCTTCTCTAGAAAACGCATTCGGTATCAAGTTCTCCTACGATTACGAGCAGAAGAAGGTCACTGCTTATCTCACCCGCGACGTGATGCGAAAGAGCGGCAGAAAGACTAGGGATTTCCACTGCGAAATCCATTCGATGATTCCGGTGACCGAGAAGATTACTGGTGTGCGTATGCGCTACACTGCCGAAGCTGATGCCAAGGAACAGAAGAGTTATGTGCGCAATGCCAAGGGCGAATTAAAGGATTCCAGCTACGATACCGATTACAACTTCATCGACTATCCACTGCCCGATGGCAACACCAGCAAGATGGGTAGAACCGTCACCGATATGAAGTACATTGAGTTCTTCCATAACATCCATAACCCTGGTGATAAAAACTGCTACATTGACCGCAACACCGGCAACGCCTATTGTGTAAAGGTCAACAAGGAGGCAAAGACTTCCAACGAGTTAAAGCCAGTACTCTTCGAGGTAGGCCAGTTCAAGGGCGTGGAATATGGAGATTGTAGTGAGGAGAATGAAGATTTCATCCACGATATTTCCATCGACTTCACCCCTGTACCTTTCAACGATGTAAATTATTTCAAGGAGGTAAAGGCAGCCTATGGTTCGCATACCGCTGATGTGACTGACTTTGAAGGCAAGCCTTTGCTAAAAAGTGTAGTGCAGATTACAGAGGCTCAACAACCTATCCTCTGCGCTTATGTAGATGAGGATATGGAGCATGAGTTTGTACTGCAGGAGATTAACCAGGTTATCTCTTCTTCTTTCTGTGATTTCTACATGAAGCAGAAATTAAAGCTCGTGGAAAGCTACGACCCTTCGGGCACGGATGATGGCAACTCACCCTTGCAGGATAAGTCACGATGGGGCTTTGCCATGGCATTAATGCGTGGTGGCGGTAGTGATGCCACCCTGCAACCATACGATTATAACTACGACCATTTCGGCACATCCAAATGGCGAACCAATGCAGGACAGTATGCCCTGGCTTGCGATTCGCTGGATATGATGGGCAATGTGTTTGATTATAATGGTGTGCAGGAAGGTGTAGGCACCGGCGAACGTTTCTCGCTGAAGATACGAGCCTTCAAGGAACCATCGTGGCTAAAAGATCCGAAGTATAAGGATTTGGTGCTCTGCAATGCCGATGAAGTAGATAAAAACGGTAAGGTAGTTAAGAAGGTCCGCTCCCGTGGTCTCTTCGATACCTTCATTCTCCCATACGCCTACTTTCTTCTGAATAGGAAGAAGTTTATGGTAAGATGCACCACCACCGTAGCGCAAGTGGCTGATATACCGAACCACTGGCAGGATTGGTGGAATATAGGCGGTATGAAATGCCTCATAGATAAGGTAAATACCACCATCGATGCCAAGACGGGTATGGGCGAAGTAGAGTTAACGGTATATGCTTTATAACATAAAAAACGAAAAAAATGGATAGAAAAATTTTAGTCACTGGAACGGGTATTCATTCTGCCCTAGGCAGAAATACAAAAGAAGTAGCCCTCAATCTTTCCCAGGGCAAATGCGGTTTGGTTCACGATATATGCCGCAACTACTATAACTCCGATCTGTGCGGAGACGTACCTAGTTGGGCAGAAGATTACGAGAAAATCCTTACCCATGCGCAGAATGCCTGCATGCCTCTGCATGGTTTCACCGTCCTCAATGCCGTATTTGAAGCGCTGAAGAACGCAAAGGTCAGCAAGGATTTCCTGGAAAATCATAACGTTTCCATCATCGTAAGCAATGACTCAGAATGTTATGAGAGCCAAACCGTGGTGGACCATGTGAATAAAAATCGTCACAACCGCTCTTTGCCGGTAAATACCCTGTTCCGTTCGCTCAACTCCACTATCAGTATGAACCTGGCATCTATCCTTCATATCCACGGCTTATCGCTTACCGTAAGCGCAGCCTGTGCCGGAGGAGGTCACGCTATTGGTCTTGCCAAGATGCTTCTCAATAGCAAGCAGACGGAAATGGTAATCGTGATTGGCGCGCAGGAATGCGAATCTAATTACTGCATGGAAGCTTTCGATGCTCTCGGTGTTTTCTCACCCGATAATGTGCAGCCGTTTGGTAAAGGCAGAAATGGATTGGCACCATCAGGTGGTGCAGCCTGCATCATCCTTGAACCATCGGATAGCTTTCGTCTGAAAGAAGAGAAGGTGTATTCCTTCGCTTCTCTTTCCGGCTATGGCTTCTCTACCAATGGAAAAGCCATCACTACTCCTGATACCTATCAGGAAGAAGTATCTATGCTGAATGCTATCGAGAACGCAGGTCTGGACGAAGGTATGATAGACGTAGTACTTGCTCATGCTACCGGTACCCCGATGGGCGATGAAGCCGAGGCAAAGGCAATAGAGAAGGTCTTTCCTATCTGTCCGAACGTAGTAGCCACAAAAGGCTTAACGGGTCACGAGTGCTGGATGGCAGGCGTATCGCAAGCCGTGCAAGCCGTGATGATGCTCACCTACGGCCGTCTTTTTGGCGCTGTAACCACCGAGGAGAATGCCTTCCCATCCCTCAATCTTGTGATGCGCCCGAAGTCCTATGCTCCTCACCATATTCTCTGTAACGCCTTCGGTTTTGGCGGTACCAATTCATCCTTTATCATCTCAAAAGCATTGTTATGAAAAAAGAAGAAATAACTCCTCGCATTATCGCCATCGTAAACAGCCTGAAAACCTCGTGGGTCGGTTGCGAGGTAACAGAACACTCCAATCTCCGTGATGAGGTCCAGCTGGAATCCATCGATTTCCTCGATCTCATTCAACAGGTAGAAATGATGTTTCACATCAAGATCACCCCTGAAGAGGCAAAAGACTGCAAGCTCGTTTCCGATGTAGTCAATCTCGTAATTAAAAAGAAAGAATAATATGGCAAAGAAAATTAATCTCACGTCGGGTTCCATTTTTGCCGGAAACCCCATCACCTTCACCATCCAGCCCGAAACGCTGGATAGCCCCTCCTTCCACCGTGTCATCATAGAAGTAAACTTTGATAACGGAGGAAGCTACGAAACCGTGAAGCTCACGGTACCCGTCACCACCGAAGGCAATAACGTAGCCCTGGATGTCTCCTCTGCACTCCGCATCCCCCTCGACAATTTCCCGTACACCGCCACCACAAAAACCTTCCCGCTCGTAAGATGGTACATAAAAGCCTACGATGAGTATATGAACAAAAACGGCGAAGTGCATACCAGTGTAGGCGAGGTCTATTATCCACAGAAGCCTGTCGCAGGTACCGATACTGACCTTCGCTGCATAGCAGGAGCCATGTCGGATATGGAGCGCATTCTATCCAATCCATCCCCAGCAGTAAAAGACTTCTCCCGAAAGCCAACTTCTATCCCCGAAGTCACCGTTGTAGGCGAATCCTTCTCCTACCCAGTCTCATATGCCTCTTCACAGATATTGGCATCCAGCACTGCACTCACCGCTCCTACCTCTTCCGAACAGAAAATCACAAAGGAAGGCTCGCAGACTATTGGCGGTCACGCCCTCTATGCCCTGCCATCCTCGGAAGCAGAAAACCGCAGTACCTTTCGCTTCATCAATGCCCGTGGCTGCCTGGAGAGCATCAATATCCCGAAAGCCTACAGCAAGAAACTTTCGGTAGAAACTACCCCTTATACGATAGCCGTGCAGGAAACCTTCAATACCTTCTCCCGGTCCGCTATCAAGAAGCAGAATAACCGTGAGTCGTGGCTTTATCAGAGCGACCCCCTCGATACCGCCTGGCTCTACTGGTACCTTCACGAGTTTCTGATGAGTGAGCACGTCTGGCTGAAGGTAAAAGATACCTGGCTCTCCTGCACCATCACCCAGGAAGACGAGATAACGATCAGCGATTCCACCACGCAGAATATGTACTCCGTTTCCTTCACAGTCAAGCTCGACATCAACGGAAGTCCCTACCTCTAGCCAGTACTCCCTGCAGTCCTTATCATCGTCTATACGCCCTGAAGGGGCAGCAGCTCCTAGCCCAGGGTAACACCCTGGGTAATGGCAGCATCATCAATGCGCCCTGAAAGGGCAAAAGCTTTTTTGTCCCCCCTAAAACCGCAAAAACCTTTATCTTTGCCCTATAAATGAATAAAAATCCAAACAAAAAAAATGGCAACAGAAGCAAAGAATACAAACTATTGGATTTCGAGCAGTGCGCTCTATATCCAACTTAATGCGATGGGTGAGCCAGACTACATCCAGTGTAGCGTAGTCTCCGGCGCATCCATCCTCTGCTATATGCAGGGCATTCCGGGTCTGGAGTATGATGCCGGTCACAACTACCAGCGCTGGCCTCTTGCTGCCTACCCTTCCGTCTTCCCTGATTCCGAGCGGAAGTACATCTATGCAGCCATCCCCCGCGTTAGCACCGCCGAAAACAATACCGCGGTAGTGGTATATCCGAGCGAGCGCATCGACCTGTACGGCTACTCTATCGCCAATCCCGACAAGCTGGTAGGCGACGAGAGATTCTACTACATCTATCTGCAGGGCATCATCTCTGAAGTGAAGACGGATGCTGATGGCAAGACCCGCAAGCGTGATTGGCTTCAACACGTGGATTGTGGAAAACTGAATACCGACGAATCCCTTTCGAGCGGTATCGATGGCACCTGGTGGAAGTATAATTCCGTCACCGATTCCATCTCCTTCCTCAAAACCATCCTCTCTGCCACCTTTGATACGCTGACTGCCAATGTCGCAAAAATCACGAAGCTGTTCCTCGGAGGTAGCGAGTTGAATGGCGTAGCCAATGATCTCAGCCTGGAGACGGATAACACGAAGGTGGTTACTCCTCTATATCTGGGTCAGTTTGGCGTGAAGCATTTTCTGGCGAAAGACAAGGATGATGTAGCCTATGGCACGATTACCTTCGAGAAGGTGCAGAAGTTCCTGGCAGGTCTGAATGTGGGTGATTTCAACTCAGAGAACGGCGGTTCGTGGACTCCCGATGCAGAAGGTCGTTCTCATCTCATCACCGATTACCTGGAGGTGAGGATGAAGGCTATCTTCGAGGAACTGGTTATCAAGAAAACCTCCACCATCGGTGGCAAGGAGATTATCTCTCCAGCAGGTGGCGTGGTGGCTCATAAGGTAGAAGAGGTTACTGTGACATATAATAATGTGTCACAGAAGGCTTATCGTTTCTATTTCTTAGCAGAGCAGGAAGGTGATTCCGTAGATAATGATTTCGCTATTGGCGACCAGGTGCGTTCTGAGTCATTCAACGTTCGCAAGGGCACTTACCACAAAGTTGGCAATCACTTTTACTGGCGATTGGTAATCGGTCGTGATGAGGAACCTGTGGAGTTGGAAGGAAAGAAGTATCACTACATCGACCTCTCCGATACCGATTGCGCTACGGCAAGCGATGTTCCTGCTAAAGGTGATGTGTTGTCGCAGTGCGGTAACAGAACCGATGTAGAGCGTCAGAACTGCCTTATCTTCTCGGCGGTAGATACCTATTCGCCATCCATTAGCTTATATCACGGCATCAACAGCTACTCCTTTGCAAACAAGGAATATGTGGAATATGGTGTGAATAAGCAGACCAACAAGGCGTTCTTCAATGTTTATGGTGATATGTATGTAGGCGACCGACCTACTAAGGAGAATGGCTATGAGGGTAGTAGCTACATCAAGTATGACAGCGCAGCCAAGCAGGTATCTATTAAGGGTAAGATTTCTGCCAAATCAACTGTGGATGGCAAGGAACTGTCTCAGTACATCAAGGAGAACTCAGCGAAGGGCTTGACCGAGGAGCAGGTGAACAATCTCATCAAGAACTCGCAGGTGATAGCCGACCTTCAGAATCAGGTTGACGGAGCTATCGAGACGTGGTTTTACGATGGTGTGCCTACTTTGAAGAATGCCCCAGCCAGCAGTTGGACGACAGACAAGGAAAAAGATACCCATTTGGGCGACCTTTATTATGATAACAAGACGGGCAAGGCATACCGCTTTGCCAAGGATGACAACACCTATAAGTGGACTATCATCACAGATACCGATATTGCCAAGGCTCTCTCAGATGCTGCTAAGGCGCAGGAGACCGCAGACGGCAAGATGAAGGTATTTAGTGCTCAGCCTATTCCGCCTTATCAGTTGGGCGACATTTGGGTAAACGCTACCTATCCTACAGATGGCAACATCTACAAGAATGAAATCCTGCGCTGCCAGACTGCCAAGGCAAAAGGTTCGTCATTTGCCATCGCTGACTGGACTAAGGCTTCCAAGTACACCGATGATTCTGCCCTCAATACCTTCAAGGAAAAGTACAAGAACGATATGGCTAGCTACAAGGAGCAGCTTGATGAGAAAGTGGAGACCTGGTTCTACAACTATGCTCCTACTACTCAGAATAAGCCTGCTTCTGACTGGACTACCGATACGTTGAAGTCGCAGCACGCTGGCGACCTGTTCTACAATACGTCAAATGGTTACACATACCGATGGACGGGTACGGCATGGGCGAGAATCAAGGATAACGACATCAACACTGCTATGACCGCAGCAAGCAAGGCGCAGGACACGGCAGATGGAAAGCGTACCGTTTTCACCTCTCAGCCTACTGTTCCTTATGACGAGGGCGATTTGTGGGCTAGCGGCGGAGATGATGGCAAGACTTTGATGGTGTGCGTTAAGAATAGAGACACTGGCAGCTTCACCTCATCAGAATGGGTAAAGGCTAATGATTCCGACCTCAACGCATTCGCCAAGACCATAGAGGAAAGCTTGAATGGAATACGAGACCAGCTCGACAAGAAGGCTGAGACTTGGTATCAGCCTTCTGACCCGAGCGCATCCTGGACTACCGATGATGCGAAGAAGGAGCATAAGGGCGACCTGTGGTATAACACAAGCAACAACCAGACTTTCTTTTGGAATGGTACGAAATGGGACAAACAGGACGTGCCTACCGAGGTCTTCGACAAGATAGATGGCAAATCCAGCATCTATGTAAGCAAGCCTGCATCCTATGAGGAACGTGACCTCTGGATTTTGGAAGCAGCATATACCCTCGGTGGTGTTGCATATTCCAAGGGCGAGCTTGTCGTTGCAACCAAGACCAATGCTTCATTCAGCGCAGCCGATTGGACTAAGAAAGTGAAGTACACAGACGATACTGTAGCGAACGCAGCAAAGAAGGCAGCGGAAGAGGCGAAGAAGGCGGCAGATACCGCACAGACGAATGTTACGAATCTCGGCAAGACCGTTACAAGCAACAAGAAGGCATTCGATAATTATGTTACGGATGGCTATCTAGAGCCTTCTGAGATTGCGGCTATGGCGCAGGATTCCAAGCGACTTGAAGATGCTTTTGCAGCCGCCGAGAAATCTTACACTGAGGTGAAGGAAGCAGCGGTACTGAAGGACACCAAGGAACTCACTGACCTCAACACTGCTTTTGTTACCCTCTCTACAGCCAAGACGGAACTCATCAAGTATCTTTCAGATATTTCTGCGAGATATAATGCGGCTAATACTGAAGGAAAGGCTACCATCGTATCTGCTGTCGGAACGAAGTTTACCAACTTCCAAAGCGCATATTCTGCCTTCTATGACAAGCTGGGTTTGGCAAACGCATATATCACTAGCAAGATATATGGTGACTTGAAGCAGAATATCACCGACCTTGCTGGTTACAAGTACATCAAGGATGCGCTCGGTCAGACTACAGATATTGATGGCGGTCTTGTAATGACAACACTCCTTGCATTGAGAGATGCAGACGGAAACGTTCAGAGCGGTATCAACGGAGCAATAGACCAGAATAGAGGAAAGAAGAGCATAGCAACGTGGTGGGGCGGTCGTATGGTGGATAAGGACTATAATAGCGGAAATCTTACCCCTGCAACCTCCCTCGTCCGCTTCGATGGCTCGGGTTATCTTGCCAATGGTGCTATCTGGTGGGACGTGGACGGAAAGGTTCACGCAGACCCGACATCGTTTATCATCAGTGAGAAGAATCTGGGCGCATACCTCACCTTCTTTGAGCCTACGTGGAAATCAGGAAGCGCAGGAACGAGCGTTGCAGACCTTGTGTCTTTGAAGCCAAACGCTCCATTCTCTAAACTTGGCGTATCGGGCGATGCTACCTTCGAGGGTGTAATCACCTTTCATGGAATCAAGCTCACGTATGATGCAACTAACAAGGCAATCAAGATAGATGGTAATCTCTATGCCACAGGCGGTATCACAGCATACGGAGCAGGAACGTCAACATCAACTGGCGGCGGTTTGAATGGTAGTGTAAAGAGCTATTCAGATGCCTTGAAGCTCACATCAGAATCGCTGTCTGAGGTTGCTTCTGCCTACTCCATCAAGGCTCTCAGCAGACGAATTGATAACATTGCTACAGAGCTTGGTGGTCTTAGCCTCTCTTGGGATAACATCACTGGCAAACCATCTACGTTTGCACCTAGTGCGCACACTCATAAGTGGGCTGAAATCACCGACCGCATCACGAAGGTAAGCCAACTTACTAACGATAGCGGTTATACAAAGAATACTGGTACTGTTACATCTGTTAGTCTTACTCTTCCTGCTGGTTTGACTTGTGCAACAAAGACCATCACAACAAGTGGTACGTTTGCCATCAGTCTTGCTTCTGGTTACTCCATTCCTACTACTGCAAAGCAGACAGCTTGGGATGGTGCGGTATCAGCAAAGCATACTCATAGCAATAAGTCTGTACTGGACGGCATTTCATCCACTAAGGTAAGTCATTGGAATAGTGCCTATGACTGGTACGCCCTTATGACTACTGACGAGGAGACTGCGGACGGAATTATCAATAAGTGGAACGAGGTGGTGAGCTTCCTCGCCAATATTGCGCAGACAGACACTTTAAGTGGTATCGTTGACGGAATCAACAAGTCTATATCTGACGAGGTAGCAAGAGCGAAAAAGGCAGAAGGGGTAAATGCTTCGGGCATATCCGCAAACAAAGGGAGTATTGCCACCTTGCAAGGCTACTTCACAAACGGTTCAGCGAAGAAGGCTCTCCAGCTTACTAATGCTCGCAAATTGTGGGGAAATTCGTTCAATGGCACTTCTGATGTCAACGGAAGCATCATCGTGCCTAGCGGAAAGTATATCTCCATCGGTAACATCAAGTTGGAGTATGACGCAGCCAATAAGGCGCTGAAGATTACGAATACTACGACCGAAGAGGTGGCTAACCTCTACACTAGTGGTGGTGTTTCTGCCTATGGTGTGGGAACATCATCATCAAGCGGTGGTGGTCTCAACGGCTCTGTAAAGGCTTATGCTGATGCTATCAGGCTTACTACGGAAAACCTTTCAGAGATTGCTTCTGCATACTCAGTAGCAAAGCTCTATTCGGAGATTCAGAATGTAGCAAGTGCTGTTCCTAGTATCAGCGTGTCTGTTCCAACTGGCGGAAATGCCCTCACTGGTGCAACCTATGATGCAAGTACTGGTGTAATTACTTTCGCGAAGGGTACGTTCCTCACGGCTCATCAGTCTCTCGATGGTTACGTGAATGCGATAGCAGTTAGCGGAAGTGGAAATGCTGTTACTGCCGTTACAAAGAGCGGCAAGACCATCACCTTCACGAAGGGTGCTACATATCTCACCTCGCATCAGAGTTTAAGTAATTATTACACCAAGAGTAGTGTAGATTCTCTTCTTAATGGTAAGTCTGCTACTACTCATACACATAGTGTTAAGATTAACGGTGTTACTAAAACTATTGCAGCTACTGGTGGAACTGCTGTAGATTTAGGAACTTATCTCACCAGCCATCAAAGTTTAGCGGGATATGCTACTCAATCGTGGGTTAACAGCAAGGGCTATATCACCTCAAGTGGTAGCTGTGCTTATGCCACAAGTGCTGGAAACGCTGATACTGTAGATGGTGAACATGCATCTGCTTTTACTAGAATAGTAGGTAGACATACATTTCTCACATCAGGAACTGCACCTTATAATTATATTCATTTGTTTAGAATAGCAAATTCAGATGGTTATAGTACTCTTGATTGCGAAATAGATATTAGAACACGTTATCATAGTGCTAAAATAGAAATTAGAATTTCTACAGCGGAACATCCTTATAATAATGGAGGAAGTTCAATTTCAATAGTAAAGAAAGTTGTAAGTGGTAGAACTTGTAATCTTTGGTTTTTACATACAGTACAATCATCTAACTATAATTATTATGATGTGTATTATGAATCAGGAGCTTGGAACTCAGGTTCTTATGGAATAACATTAAAAGGTACTAATGGTACTCTTGTCTTTGAACATAAAGGCACAAAACTTACAAGTTTACCAGATAAAGTTAGTCCTGTTACCGATAACGTTGCTGCTTCTGCTACGAAGCTACAGACGGCACGCAAGCTTTGGGGTAATTCGTTTAATGGCACTTCTGATGTCAACGGAAGCATCATCGTGCCTAGCGGAAAGTATATCTCCATCGGTAACATCAAGTTGGAGTATGACGCAGCCAATAAGGCGCTGAAGATTACGAATACTACGACCGAAGAGGTGGCTAACCTCTACACTAGTGGTGGTGTTTCTGCCTATGGTGTGGGAACATCATCATCAAGCGGTGGTGGTCTCAACGGCTCTGTAAAGGCTTATGCTGATGCTATCAGGCTTACTACGGAAAACCTTTCAGAGATTGCTTCTGCATACTCAGTAGCAAAGCTCTATTCGGAGATTCAGAATGTAGCAAGTGCTGTTCCTAGTATCAGCGTGTCTGTTCCAACTGGCGGAAATGCCCTCACTGGTGCAACCTATGATGCAAGTACTGGTGTAATTACTTTCGCGAAGGGTACGTTCCTCACGGCTCATCAGTCTCTCGATGGTTACGTGAATGCGATAGCAGTTAGCGGAAGTGGAAATGCTGTTACTGCCGTTACAAAGAGCGGCAAGACCATCACCTTCACGAAGGGTGCTACATATCTCACCTCGCATCAGAGTTTAAGTAATTATTACACCAAGAGTAGTGTAGATTCTCTTCTTAATGGTAAGTCTGCTACTACTCATACACATAGTGTTAAGATTAACGGTGTTACTAAAACTATTGCAGCTACTGGTGGAACTGCTGTAGATTTAGGAACTTATCTCACCAGCCATCAAAGTTTAGCGGGATATGCTACTCAATCGTGGGTTAACAGCAAGGGCTATATCACCTCAAGTGGTAGCTGTGCTTATGCCACAAGTGCTGGAAACGCTGATACTGTAGATGGTGAACATGCATCTGCTTTTACTAGAATAGTAGGTAGACATACATTTCTCACATCAGGAACTGCACCTTATAATTATATTCATTTGTTTAGAATAGCAAATTCAGATGGTTATAGTACTCTTGATTGCGAAATAGATATTAGAACACGTTATCATAGTGCTAAAATAGAAATTAGAATTTCTACAGCGGAACATCCTTATAATAATGGAGGAAGTTCAATTTCAATAGTAAAGAAAGTTGTAAGTGGTAGAACTTGTAATCTTTGGTTTTTACATACAGTACAATCATCTAACTATAATTATTATGATGTGTATTATGAATCAGGAGCTTGGAACTCAGGTTCTTATGGAATAACATTAAAAGGTACTAATGGTACTCTTGTCTTTGAACATAAAGGCACAAAACTTACAAGTTTACCAGATAAAGTTAGTCCTGTTACCGATAACGTTGCTGCTTCTGCTACGAAGCTACAGACGGCACG